GCGGCCTAAGTAATGCGCTGAATAATCACCCGAGACAGGAGCAGGTATTGAAGTTATTGAACACTTTGCAGGGGGCGAGGTATATAAGTATTTGTGAGGCGAATCCCAGTCAGGAGATATTTATGACGAGTTGGTTGAGTAGGGTGGGGTAAAGCTCTAATTAACGCCGTACCACTTCGCGTGGCACTGGTCTTTTCGACTTAATTAGATAAGGCATAACCGATGTGTCACCGGGAATCATAAGGGCAATCGTATCAATAGCGACAGTGCTAAGAACTTCTTTCATTTCCTCGCGCGTCAGGTTGGTTTGGTAATAAACAACCGGTTTACGCTTCAATTGTTTATCCAATACTTTATTCTTAAAGTATAGAACGCCTATACAAATTAACAGGAAAACTATAATTGCATTTTTCATAACTCTTTTTTAAACCCTGCGGTTGCAGGGAATAGGGCGCCCCGGCGAGAGTCGGGGTTTATTTATAATACGCCCATTCTACAACTGTGCTTGTCGTTGACCATCCTATAAATTTAATGCCGTCATATACTGCGCAACCTGCAACTTCGTTCTTATCATTAAATTTCATCATCACTAATTCTGAATAGTTCTTCTTAGTTTGAGGTGGTGGCTGAACTAAAGTTGCATCAAGCCAGTCAAGTTGTTTATTTTTATTATCTTTCAAATAAGCATCAAGTAGTGCAAGTTTTGCGACACTTAAAAAGTGCTCACGCTCATGGTCTGCAAAAATTCCGTCGCCATGAGGATGCGCCTCATAAACGGTTTGGCCTCCGCATTTTAAATAATCTACCCTAAAATATCCATGCCTTAAGCGTAAATAACCTACTTGCTTATCCCCAATAAATGCATCATATTGCTCAGGACAAGCACCACAAGTTTGCACAAGACGTATGTCGTAAATATTCATAACTCTTTCGCCTACCCGGCGTGGGGTTGGTTATGCTACTTTATTAACTGATTTGTATAATTTAATTAAATTGTTCTGCGGCCTAAGTAATGCGCTGTATTCGTCAACAAGTTGATTGCATTCATTAACTGTGGCATGGTAGCCTTTAGGGTCATATCTCTTCTGAATCTTGGCCTTATATTTTAAATTATCGATCTTGCGCCTTAGGTCAGGACAACGGATTTCGTCGCATTTGTATTCCCTAAAAACTTCGGCCATGGCTATTGAATAATCCAATACGCTGGGCATTAAATCCGGGTACTCGCTCATTAATTCACGTTTGTAGCGGCTGTATAAACGCTGAACAGAAAAGCTGGTAATTGAAATATTGAATAACCAAACAGGCGCTTTTTTTAAGACGAAAAAAAGCAACTCTTTCTTTTTAGCTTCTGTTAATTTATCAAGTACCATAGTCTTTCGTTTTCGCTCCGGCTTAATTGCCGTTGCTGAAATAAAGATATACGATAAAATGGATAGTATCCAAATAATCGTATAGATATTTAATAGTTCTTGATCATAGTCAATTATCCCAAACAACTTGTAGCTTACCCCCCAGCACTTCAAGGCATTTCAGATAGGTGTCTAATTCTTTGGTGCGACCGCCCTCGATCTCGGGGATGCGTGGCTGTGTTTTATTGATATGTTCTGCAAGCTGCCGGGTGCTCATGCCCATCTCTTTGCGCTTGCCTTTAATTGCAGCGCCTAACTCGGCTCTGAACTTTTCGTGGTTGGATTTCTTAGTCTTTGCCATAGTGTGCTATAATATTCCCAATGTTGAGTCAAAATCAACCTTTAAAAACTTACAAATTAATAAAAGTGTTACGGCTGAAAAGTTTCGCTTCCCAGATTCTATTTTACTTAAAGTAGATTGCTCCATCCCTAATTCAGCAGCTACTTGTTTTTGAGTAACACCCTCAAGTTTTCTTAGGTGTTGAATCCAGCTTCCAATAATTCTCCTTCTGAATAGCTTATATTGCTCGAAATTATTCACACCTGGAATATTCTTAGGTAGCTTTATAAGCCTTTCAGATACCAGATATGGCGTAATATCAATACTGTCGTCGATAACTTTTGAGCCTGCTGTCAACCGTTGGTTTAAATTAACATTAATCCATGGCTTATTATTTTTTAATTTAACTCCCCACGAATAAAATAATTGCATCCACATCCGCTCAAACAGGAGGACATTATCCGTTTCGCATTCATCTATTATAATGCATGTGAATGAATCGCCGAACGACATCTTGTGTTGATTCATTCTTTTTTTAATGTTGATTGTTTGACCGATATAAAATGAATTATCCGTAAACTCTAAGAGGTAGATGAAATGTGTTTGCATGTAAAATATTAATCCATTTAAGGAAATGAAGGTAATACGATAAAATGGAATATACGTATAAACGGATACCTATTCCCCCAACTTCTTGACCACGATCAATTCAACTATTGCCTACCTTGTCACTTTCTTTGTGAAATATTACACTTCCTCGGACTGCTCAGAGTCTGGGCTTTCTTTCTTCATCCTCTCCACCTGCTCAACCGCCATTAATGCCAGCTTCTTGGCATCATACTCTATCAACTCTGCTAATTTATACACTTCAGCCAATTGCCATAGCGAAGGGTCTTTGATCATCTTCTTCATCCGGTTGTTGTTAGTGCCGTAATCGGTAGCTAGTACAGTATAGGGAATCCAGGCGAATATATCTGTGAATTGTTTGATTGCTCCGGCCTTCAGGAGTCCTTTGATAGTTTGGTAACGCGGGTCTTTCATTCGGCGAAGGTCGGGAAAAGGGGAGAAAATATGATTATCGTATAAGGCATGTATGAGTATGAGTAATTATGTACATAGCATAGCAATGATAATCAATTGCATATGAGGTATGATTCGCACCTGGTCGGGACCTCTATGGCACTTTTTCGAAACCCGCGCTAGTCGCGGGTTTTCTCATTAAATGCAGTACTGACGGGCTTTAGCCGAGAATGAGAAAGAAAATAAAGGAGTAGAAAAGTATTTCAAAAAGCCTAAATTGTATGAGTAATGTATAAGTAATGTTTAAATACTCAGTCAGCCTCATACTCTACCGACCTGCCAACGCCAAAGGGCAATATCCGATTTATATTCGAATAACTATAAATCGTAAGCAGTCCTACATATCTACTGGTCATTTCATAGATCCCAAACTCTGGGACAAGAAAGCTGAACAGGTCCGGGCCGGCCACATGCAGGCCACGGTTATTAATCCCGACATTACCACCCGCAAACAGACTATTATTAAAAGGATAGTCGATCACCAGGTGAAAGGCGAAAACATCACAGCATCGCATCTTAAGAACCTGGTAACTGCCAAAGCGGACCTGCACAATATCTTTGAGTTCGTTGAAGCTTTTGCTGCCGAAGTGGAACATAAGCGCGAAGGCGGTACCCTTGACAACTACCGCAAGCATTTGAAAGTCCTGGAGCAATACCATGGTTCCCGGTCCCTAGCCTTTGAGGAAATTACCCATGACTACCTGGTTAAGTTTGAAAGTCATCTACGCAACCCGATTGCAGGGGTGCGCGAGGGTCTAGGAGGCAACTACATTCATAATATCTGGAAGACAATCAAGACCTTTTTTAACGCCGCTCGTAAACGCGGGGTAACAGCTTGTTACCCATTCTCAACCTACGAGAATCCAGAGTACGATGCGCCTCATAAAGACTACCTGACACTTCAGGAGCTTGATCATCTTGAAGATGTACTGAGTAAGACCAGTAACAGCACCTTAAAGCAAACGCTTACCTACTTCCTGTTAGGGTGTTACTCCGGCCTTCGCTTATCCGATTGGCAGCAATTCAATTACGACCAGCACGTAAAGGATGGCCGACTATACCTGCGTGCAAAAAAGAACGGTGAATGGGTGACAATGCCGGTTGTGGGACGGTTAGCTAATCACCTTGAGCACGTAAAAGCGCAGCCGCTAATTATCACAGAACAGGAAATAAACCGCACATTAAAGAATGTAGGCGGCATTAAAAAGAAGATAACAACACATACAGGTCGGCATACATTCGCCATTACTATGTGTGCTGATCAAGGAATTAGTGCCGAGACATGCAGCGAGTTGATGGGGATCACAATTAAGACCTGCGTTGAAAACTACTATAAAATAACCAACCGCAAGATTGATAAGGAATGTTTTGGGGCGTGGACTAAAAAAGCCACACGGCCAGGCGCCAAAGTACAATAAGTCCGGCGATAATCAGCCCTAAAATAAGCTGGTCGCGGTAGTGGGGTTTCATGTGCTGTTTGGTTGGGTTGGTGTTAGCAGCAATAACTGCCAGATACATACGTTTTGTTGCCATTACTATTTATATAATAACACCCGCCACCAGAGCCTTTATAAACAGGATGTCCATTATAAGTACCGCATCCCCCTGAAGAACCAGAGCCGGTGCCGCTGCCTGAACCAGACCCGCTTGGTGGATTATTTTGAGGTTCGGGGTCGGGTGACTTGCTACAAGAGGTAACAATAATTAAAAAAGGTAAAAGAACTTTCAAAAACAATTTCTTCATACTGAGTTTTTAAATGGTTAAAAATGTCGGGAATCTCAGTATGCGCGGTGGGTATTGAAAGGTTGGTTAAAAATCGAAATCAGACTTTCCCGATTTAAGGGTTTTTTCTAAACTATCCATAATCGCTAATATCTCACTATTCGCATTTTTAAAACTTTTATATGTTTCCGCGTAATACTTCTCCCGATACCCCTTTCCCATCATGTTTTTTTTGAAATAAGACTCAGTTGAACTTTTAAATGTTTCTATCGTGTAGCCGCTATAGCCAATATCTTTTAGTTGAACATCTTCGATGATAATTTTCGCTTTTTCATCTTTCAAAAAAACCTTCATTACCTGCCAGTATTGCCAATCCATAATATTTTCTACACCAAGAAGTTTTGGTTGGTGAAATGCTTTTTTAAAAAAGAATTTATACGCTAAGATGCCAGACTCTTTATCGTCAGCTTGCATGACATCCTTCTGGGAATTAAAATTGTTTACTCCCCACGATTTAGCAATCGTGTATAAATTTTCTTTTTTCTTACCAGGAACATCCACTATGCGCTCATAATATATTTTATTATCCTTAAGAGAAAATGCATAATGCAATGTGTCCTGTGAATAACTATAAACGCTTTTTACAAAGAAGAAAATAGCAATCATCAAATGCTTCATATGTGTATTATTGAGGGTTATTAATATAATTATTGTTTAGATATAGTGTTGATTGAGATCGATAAAATAGGATTGCTAATAATGTAAACATATTCATAAGCGCTATCGTTTGTGATAGTATTAATTGGCATGGATTAAAAAAACAAGAAAAGAATAGTTTAATCATACATGTTAGAGTTATAACTTTAATATATATAAACCCTTAAACTAAGTGGGTATAATTGCGGTATAATGTTAAAATGTGATTAAGTGACTTCCTAAATTTTTTCTCCATCAAATATTTACTAAATTTATTATCCCAACCTACGAGAACAGAAACCTTTTCCGAGAACTGATAACTAATTCCTAACGCGCCCTTAAAGTACCAGACCATGCGACTTTATTTTTCACCCTCGGGGTAATCTATTTTAATTACTTTTGCGGCCTTCTGCTGGTTAACCCCAGCTATAAAAATATTGTTATTGTACTACCTCGCGATCTAAACCTGGCAGTTTTCTTACGCAATCCGGTAGCTACAGTGGCGCCTTATCGGCGCGGCATGTAGTTGTGGTTGCGGGGCCTGCCAGGGCCTAGATCCTGCAATGAGGCCGCGCTGTTTTTCTATCAGACACCCTCTCCAGAGGCGCAACATAAATATTTAACTGCTACTGCCATGAATGCTATTCGGCTCCCTAATAGCTGTCTTAATTGTCAACGTCGTTGTCCGTTTCTTCAGAAGCCCCCATGTCGGCGATTTGATTGTTTATTTGTTCTTGAACAACCTCCGGCTCAACACCTTTCTGTAATGCCTCTACAGCCCCAACATGTTGTAAATTCAATTTCAATAGTGCCTCCTGTTTCTTATTCAAGCCAATTAATTCTTTTAAACTAAGTAGCATCTGAGCGTACTCGTTCTTAAAAAATTTGTCGTTATTCTCTAACAAGGCAATGTACTTATCCGCTATCCCGTCGCTTGTACTGTTAGATTTAAATGTAACATCTGTAGAACTTTTTGCAAGCATGTGACTCATGTTATCGTAAAAAGCTATTATAAAGTTTTCACTTGGCACCTTCTTTCTATTAAGGTACTCACTTACATTACTTTTGGGGAAACCTGTCGCCTTGGTGATGGCTGCGCCCTTCTTCTTGATATTCAACGAATCAACGTCTTTGTAAAACTTTTCTATTGTCTCCTGGGTTAACATTTGCAACAATGTTTCATAAATAGTTCTAAAAATGTTCCATTGAAATTTTGAAACGTTACATAAACGTTCTACATTTGTTTCAACAAACGATTCAACGAATATACTAAAACAGATTATAGGATGAAACTTTCTAAAAAGGCTATCAAGAAGATCACACGGGAGACCAAGCAAAAGTTGGCGATAGCTCTGGGGTTTTCAGAGTATTGGGTAGGCCGTTTAGTTGAGAAGAACAAGAAAAACGGCCCCCTTACAACCCCTTCTGCGCTATCAGTTTTACGGGAAGAATTATGTATGGAGGATAAGGATTTGCTCGAACAACCCGAGCCAGTAAAGTAGTCGCAAACCTGCTAAAAAAGTTTCATACGTCAAAGCCCAACCAACTCACTTAACAATATTTTATGTCTGACATCGAAAAAAAGATAGACCGCCTGTTACGTGAAGTGCAGAGTTTGAAGAAGGTGCAGGACAAGGAAACCTGGGTAAGCTGTAGCTGGGTATCTGATGTGACAGGATGGAATAAGAGTAAGCTACAGATGGCAAGGCAACAACATATTATTGAGTATAAAGAAAGCCCCGGCGGCGGCTACCTCTACAAACTCGAATCTATACCCGAACAGTTCATCAAAAAAGTTTCCTAACATCAAACATAACATCATGAAAAAACTCTACACTGTTTTATTAGGCGCCGTAATTATTGCCGCCATCTATTTTGTTAACTCATTATTTCAGTAACCGTAACAATCCACACCCCATGAAACCGTACCGCGTAACCCTTAAGTACATTATCAACGATCACACTCACGTCTTATCAACAGTGATACCAGCGTATAACAGTGAACGAGCAATTGATCGGGCGAAGAAATCAGCGCCGGGTGAGGTGATTGAGGCTGAAGCGAAAGAAATTACAAGTCATAATTAACCCTCAATTATTATTTCCATGGAACTTACTTGTTTTCACACCAACTATAACACTAAAGAGTGTACTGTTTCTTTTGGTTTGCCCTTCGTGTTTGATGGTCCGCTTATAAACCTTCCGAAAACTAAGGACGGCAAAAACGTTACTGTTGTTGGATTGACACCTTACACGGTTGAGAAGGTTATTAGCATTCCTTTTGAAAAGAGCGCGGATGCTGACAATATCTGCACCAATTATTATTACAATGTACCTCGTATGATGGAGAAGCTGGAATCTTTGAATTCAGAAACAGTGACCTGTTAACCCAATACCATGATTGACAAACTAATCATCCCTTTCGACGGTAAAAAAGAATCAGATATTGATACTGATGGGGAGTTCACCAGTACGAGCTTCGAGTGGATAAGAAGGTTATTGATCCAACATTGCGATCTTGACGATGACGAACAGATCACTGGCTTTGTGATCACAAAAGAGGGCATTAAGATCAGGATCGACATTAAATAACATTAGCCCTGTGACAAACCTGTAACCGCAACATGTATGAAAGACCGAAACACCGTACCCCTGACCGTTGAGCAGGCGCTGAGAGCTTGCGAAAGGATTATGAATCTTCAAAAATAGTTAACCATGCCTGACCTAACACCCAAGGAGCAAAAGCTAGTATTTCAAACCCAGATAGCGGAAAGAGCGCTAATCGTTTATATACTCAAGTCAGACCTTGAAGATAACAAAGGCGTATATAGTAAGGACTATGCCCAGGCTCTTAAAGATGAAATCAAGAATCATAACGCCGCTATTGCAGATTATAAGAAGTCTTTGAAATTATTAAAGTGAGGTATTATCGTATCGATATTAAAGGGTGGTCACTAACAGGCACCGACGATGCTATGGGGTTTATAAAGCAACGAAAAGCTCATTTAAAGATCACTGATGTATTGTGGCTGATACGTGATGTCGAGATTGACCCTTGTTATACCGATTGCACTTATCACTTACGAACACCTGTGTTAGTTTATTTAAACTAGGTATATGCTCAACCTTGACCACCCAGATAAAATCACCGACTACCACCGCCTCAAAGCCATCCGTCGCGGCTCCATGCAGGCCCTCGAAGATAAGGCGATTGCGGAGTATATGAGAGTGTTTGACGAGCAAGGGAGAGAGGCGGCGGACGAAACGTTTTTTAAACATTTTAATAAAGGCAAAGATGGAAGATAATAAGAACATGCCAGCATACCCTGTAACAGAAAACATTGGCCTTAATGGATTAACTAAACGCGAATATTTCGCAGCAAAGGCCTTACAGGGATTGTTAGCGAACCCAGATTACAATTGCCCTTCCCGGCCAAAAGATATTGTAACAACGATGAACACCGCAAAGGCAGCAATTCATTATGCTGATGCTCTTCTTAACGAACTATCAAAACCCTAACCCATGACCACCCTCGAATTTCAACTCCACATCGACCCGTCACTGTACGGCTTCAAGTTCGCTGACGACAACTATGCAACTGTGAGCTATGGAACAATGAGGTGGGGGCATGACATAATAGTTGAGGTCTATGGCATCGAAATGGGCCCGACCTTATTAATCGCCATTACCGACCGTGAGAGATTGGTAAGGGATGCAGAGGCGGCGGCGAGAGGTAATGCAAAAGACTATTGGGATAATAGACCAGCGGATGTAATGACAGGAATATTAACAGGCTTTGCGCCTTATATAAAATAATTATAGGACAGGTTCACAGCGCCTCACATCCGTACTCTTACCCAGTGGGCGCTTATTTAAAAGCTCTTTAATTGATTAATAGCGTTCATTATGGAGTTAATAATTCATGGCTGCAAAGTATTAATTGACGACGATGACTATAACTTGATAAAAGGGATTAATTGGTGGATATCAGTAAAAAAGTATACGAGATATGCCAGAAATAAAAAAGGTATGATGCATAGGGTCATTCTAGGGTTGATGGACAAAAATATACTCGTTGATCACAAGAACGGAAACGGCTTGGATAATCGAAGAGCCAATCTTAGGCAGTGTACTATAGCAGAAAACAATAGAAATGTAGTTAAGCGTATCTCCGGAACATCAAAATACAGAGGGGTTAGTTGGCACAAATTGGAGGGCAAATGGCAGGCGCAAATTAAACACAATAATAGTAGGCGCCATTTGGGTTATTTCATTAATGAAAATGATGCCGCTATCGCTTACAATAATGCAGCTAAAGAACTTCATAAAGAATTTGCTTCACTGAATGTTATCAGGTAAGTGAGCGGCGAACTAGGCACTTAGTTTAACTGGATAAAACAGGCGGGTAACGTAACCGCAAGATTCCTTGTTCGAATCCTGAGTGTCTCACGAAAAACAATCTACCCAATGGAACTTATATTCTGGACATCAGTTGGATTGTCCATTGTAGCAGTGATCAGCGTAGTGATACTAATTATTAAATTCTATAACCCTAACCCTTTACGTATGATACCTGGAATACTCGCCTTTGTTTTTTTCGCGCTGGTTGTGATTCTGATTCGCATTATCCGTAACATTTTCCGGCCCGAGAGGAAAGAGGCGCGGCGTATAAAAAGGGCGCAAGGCAGAGCAAAGATTATCGACGTAAAAGATATATCAGGCTATGAATATGATCACACATTCAGTGAACAACCGTATAACCCTTATGAAATGTATAACTAATGACCGCCATCGCTGAGATAATAGAGACATTGATGTGGTTGCTGTTAGCAGCATACTTGACGGTGAAGATATGGAGATATTGCTGGCGTAGAAGATATTAAACGCTCTTATTAAAATGGTACGATCAAAGCAAACCGGGCATGGTATCGCCCAGCCTGGTTCTTAAAAAATCAATATGAGAACATTTGATAAATCAGACCCAGGTTGCTACCATAGATTGATTGAATACTTAGCGCAAAAGACGGGCATAAGCGTCAATAAAGAGATTGTTACCAAAAGTGTTTGGAAAACCAGTCAACACACCGGCAAAAAGAAACTCGTGTATAGGGCTTGCGATATCACTGTAGTTGATAAGGAAGGCAACCGGCACCATTTCATGGAAAATGAAAAACGATTTGATAAAAGAGGCATTGAAGCAGATTATTTCGCAGTGAGGATATCCCGGCCATTAGATGAGTTTGGAGTGAAAATAAATAATGCTGGTAACTATCTGGATTCGTTAGGCGGCGGCTGGCATAGCAACTGTAACCTATATGAAGTTGATGGAAAATACTTCGCAATGATGGAGTGTAGCTGTAAATAACTCTTTCAGGCTTACGCCTGTGGTCTCGGTGCCGACCTTCTAAAAACAGCACACGATTCGCTCACGTACGGGCGCAGCCGGTCGGTGAATAATATTGCCAACCGGTAGTTCTGAACTCGGTTTATGTGGATCGGGGTGTTTAGTCTTACTCGCCCTTCACCTACGGATTTTTCATGGATTACCTCTCGTCAGATCGGGGCGAGAGGGTTTTAAAAAGAGACACTATGCAAGCAAGAAAGTTAAGGAAGCTATTAAATGACACTGAGTATACGGTTGCCTTTTACGGGGACTATATCGGTATTGGCAGCCCGCTCTGTCACGACCTAATTAAGCTGGATATCAATACGAATAAAATTACTTACGCTCTTGATACATTCCGTAAAGGTCGCGCCTCAATAGGCAGTACAGAGCTAACCTTCATTTGGGATAAGCTGCATGAATTAGTTGAAAGTGGGGCAATTTCAGAAATCATAAATAGCAATGATTTAATTGAAAATCCGCTACCTGTTTATACTGTAAAAAATGGTGCCCTGCTATGCACTATTACAGACGCTTACGGCTGGCCCAACACTACGGTTGAAGGTTATATGATGCATGATAACACCTATTTCAAAACAATAGCAGAGGCGATTGAATATGGAGTAGGAGAGTATGAATCAAGGGTAAATTATTTAGAAGAAAGACTAAAAGAGTTGCAAACAGAATGCAGCGGCCTTGAATTCAAGATACAGGATAATAAGAACATTTTGCTAGGTCTAAAAACATTAAACACTGCGCAGGAGCAGTTATAAATATGAAAAAGCAAATTGAAGTGACAAAGAAATCAACAGAATTTATTGAAGTTGAAATTCCCAGCTTCTTCAAGCGGTTTTCGATAAGTGTTTCGATTACCGATCATTCTATCATACAGGTATGGCCTGATAATGCACTCATTTCATTTACTCCTGCATCGGATGAAAGGTATAGCGCAAAGATTGCGGAGCTGATGAATGATAAACCTCATCATCAAAATATTACCAAACAAGAATTCGACACCGCATTCAATAACACTATTAAATGCCTGACTGAGCAATATCAGTTATCAATGAGTATGATGGACCCTAACGCGCAAGCAGCCCCTGCAAAACAGGAAGCAATTCAACAGCAAGCAGAAGGCCAGGAAGTAGCAGCAACCGAATCAGCAGCGCAGGACACTGCTATGGAAGTAACAGAAAGCGCCGAAGCAACTGAAGAATAGTTAAAGTGGGAGGTGCGGAGCCCTCAGACGGGGGCTCCTTTTAAAAACACAATCATTACATAATCGGATTAAAGTTAAATCATTTTTTTATGACAGGACGTATACAGAGCAGAAAATCAGAATCTGCCGCTAGTACGCTGCCGGAGATCGGCAAGGTAAAAATAGGGGAGAAAGCCCCCAACGGTAATTACCCTCGCTCGTTAGACTACTTTAAACCTACTGGCAACTTCGCTAATGAGTTTACCATGAAGTACGGTGATAAGCCAACAAAGCTCTCAGTATGCTTTATCAGCGATGACCTCAACGAGGTCTGTAATGAACGTTTTGAAAGCTGGGTTAAAGGTAAACGTTGGGGTTGGGGCGACGGATCTACGTTCTCCGTATGGGATGCAACAGCGCTTGAAGGCAAGGGAACATATGTGCATGGCTTACCCGCTGCCGACCCGCGTGTTAAAGCCCTCAAATGGGATGTGATGCTTACCCTTCGTTTCGTGTTGTTGGAACTTAAAGGCATAATGGGTTATTGGAGATTCGAAACAAAAGCAAAAGCAACTACCATTCCATCGATAGTAAAGGCATTCGACTTTGTAAAAGAACGCGCCAATACAATTATCGGCTTCCCTTTCAACCTTACGATAGAACGCAAAACGGGTTATAGCCCAGGCGAGGCTAAGAATTACCCAGTAGTTAGCCTGGTGCCGAATTTCTCTCAGGACGCTATTGAAATGGTTAGCGAGTATGTTGCAGCTGGTGGTAATGTGCATAAGATTACTACGGCCATGATCGAACAAAAGAAAGTGTTAGCTGATGCAGATAAAAAATTATTAACCGATTCAACACAGGGAGGTGCGCAATGAAATTCGAATTAGTCCCTACTGAATGGTTTGACCCCAATGCAATACGATTGCCATCTTATAAAGTAGGACGGGTGAACTACGGTAATGGCCGGTCATACATCCGTCTAAACGAAGACGGTTCACTTGAACAGCCGTTCCGACTATACACCTCACTCACTACCGCCATTAACTCATGTGCGCCAATGGAACGGCCATTACTTGAATGGTACTGCAAGTGGGGGTTAGCTGAAGCTGAGCGGCTTGTTAAACTCAGCCAGCATTACGGCACATTGATGCACCAAGAGATCGGGTTCTATCTCACAATGAACTATTACGACTTTGATACCATTCAGGAAAGAGTATCCGGGTATTTGTCAGCACACAACTACTGGCAGCCTGAAACCGATAAATGGGCTGATGATCTGAAATACGATATAACAGCTTTCATAGCCTTCGCACAAGAACACGAAGTAGTGCCGATGGGTATTGAGTATGTGTTGCTATCTGAAAAGGGATTCGGCACTCTTATCGACCTGGTATGCAAAATGAAGATCAAAGAAAAAGGCTTTCACGGCGAAGTATATAAGACCGGCGATAATAAAGGCCAGCCAAAGGAAACCTTCAAGGTTGTCGAAAAGACTGCCATTATCAACTTTAAATCAGGCAAGCATGGGTTCTACCGCTCGAATGGCATTCAGATCGAATGTGAGCGCCAATTGTGGGAGGAAAACTTCCCTGATGTAAAGATAGATGCAGCCATGAATTGGGCGCCTAAAGAGTGGCGTATCGCTCCTGATTGGTCTCTGAAAGATTGGACGGGCGATATTGAGCAGGCCGAAGTTGATGCTATGCTTGCGTTAGCTGAAATCCGTTACGCATCCAAGGCTATCAATAAAAAGTACATGCGTATAGAAGGGCAGGCATTCAGCACCCGGCCCGTAACCGACTGCATCGTCAACCAGACTGCAGAGGAGTACTGCTATGGAAAGTACAGTGATCTTATGGCGCCGGTAGTAGTTGCCCACCACGACCCTGAAGTTAACGCCACAATTGTTGAGTGATGGAAAAGCTGGAATTGACAGGTCATATCGACGACAGCGGGGTGCTTGCCATTCACAACAAGATCGCAGTGAAAGAATGGGCGGCTCAGAACCCAGGCCGTAATGTTCGAATCAAATTCGAGAAGCGAGGTAGTAAACGTTCCAGCAACCAAAATCGGTATTATCACGGTGTAATCGTTCAAATGATACAGCAAGGACTCCGTGATATAGGTTATTCTTTATCTCACGACGAAACGCATTTCTTTTTAAAGCAAAAGTTTAATCCGGTTCAATTGCCTGGTAATGGCGGGTTACTGATCGAGGTGCCAGGCACAACGACCCAATTGAACAAGGTAGAGTTTTCCGAATACATAGAACGAATAGCGCAGTTCGCGGCTGAATATTTAAACGTTGAGATTCCCCCTGCGAATGCAGATTTAACAATGAAATTTTAATTTATGACACTACAGAAAAAGTGGGATGAAATAAAAGGGCTGATTGAGCAAAAGACAGAGGAATTTGTCAAATCGCTTACGGGGTTGCCGACTATGGTGTACGAGGTTGGTTACAATGGGCAATTAAAAGAAATCCCAGTGTTAGGTTACGAACACTTGAACAGTCAACAACTGCCATACTATCAAGGCAAGAAGCCAACGAGAGAAGATGTTCGGAAGATTGAAAGCGTATACTATAATCTTGTGCTTGATCGAAAGTTTGTTCGGTATAAGTATGATCAATATAATAGTTATAGCCAGCAATGGATTGATGATAACCCGCGCCTTTTCATAGACAGAACAGAAGCGTCGAGATTAGCCAAAGAAATTTCAGATCGCATTGCTGAGGAAAATAGCCTTTTAGCCGGTGGAGACCATGACCGTTGTCAACGCTGTAGAAAGGTTGTCCCTAAAGCACAAATCATAAATCACACAATTATTGGCCGAGGAAGAAAAGCGGTCTATAACAGTTGGAAGAACCGGTATGAAGATAAAGCTGTTGTAACACACGAACCAATGAAATTCTGTAGTGGTGAATGTGTCGCTCACGAACAAATGTCACGCGAGGGTTAATTTTTTTCACCCCCAACATATCGAATCTTGTGAATATATAAATAACAAAATCACAATTAACAAAAACAATAACACTATGCCCGAGTTAATAACAAAAGAGTTTCGGCATGACTACAGCGAAGCCGAGGCACATGCGCTAGCCATCGACCTTGCCGAAGGGATCAAAAAACTAAAAGCCATTCTTGCCGAGAAGAAGGAGGTTGTAAAGAAGTATACAGCCGATGCCGACAAAGTAAAACTCGCATGCGATGATCTTTCTGTTAAGGTTTCTGACGGATTCGAAATGCGTCCTATTCAGTGTTGGGTAGAATACAATAAGCCAGCGACCGGACAAAAGCAAATCACGCGCATTGATACAGCGGAAGTATTTACTGAACAAATGACCGAAGAAGATTGGACACTGTTCAGCCAGGCGTAACCCCTTTAGTGACCCAACCCCTTTACCGTGACGATGGAACAGCAGATAAAGCTGGTAGATGAAATGATTGCCGAAAACCCTGATGCAACCTGCAGGGATTTTATCGACCTGCTAAAAGATATTGAGAAGATTGAGAGTGCAGCAAAGATTCGATTATCTACCAGGATTCAAAGTAGAGACAACAGCGGTCGGTTCGCCTTCAATGTGTGGATAGTGTGAGGAAATAAACCGTGTAAATATGACCGTTATACGGTGTGGAAATAATGTTGTAATTATCTTTCTCACTCCATGATAATTTATTAGCAACTTTATATTCCGTTATTAATCCACTGCCCTTCGTATACTAACCCGTCTAAAATAGCTCATGCCGGAAGAGAGCGTAATACTGAACCGGTATTTTATCAACAATAGTTTCACAGTCGTAAGTATTGCCCGTCTCCGAAAGGGGGCGGGTTAAATTAGACAAAATGTCAACAACTCATAAAATCAAAACCTGGGCGCCATACTTTCAGGATATAATAGACGGTAAGAAACCGTTTGAGTTTCGCCTTAACGATCGAAATTACAAAGTAGGCGACGAGGTTCAGCATACTGAATGGGATAACGCAGAACAAAAGGAAACAGGCCGGCAGTGCTGGGCAACCATTACCTATGTCATTAAAGGCGGTGTGTTTGGTATTCCTGAAAGCCACTGCCTATTTGCGCAACATACAACACTTCAATCTGACTTTATTCGTGACTTCGCAAAGCTTGAACGGTTAATATCAGACTACGAATCGAAGCTTAGTTACCGATACGGTAATGACATGAGCGATCGCCTCGGCCATGTATTAAATCAGTTTCATCAAGCAGCAACTCAAGCTACATGGAAGGGGAAAAATTTCCTTGAAGATGTTAAGACGCAATTTAAAGCCCTTGAAATAGCGCTGGAAGGCGTAACCAGTGAAGCTTACAACCATGGGCAGAAGCGTGTTATTGCCAATCACGTTATTAATATCCTGCGCAGTAATGTTGACAGAATTGACCGGGTAAAGTGGGATTATCAGAACAGCATGTATGAGCACTTCAATTACTTCCGATCAGAATCACCTGAAGGCGACTTACTGAAGCGATATAAAGCCCTGAAAGAAGAAAACGACCGCCTGAAACAAAACATGGAATTGGCTAAGGCTAAGATTCCTGATGAGTTTAAAGACGACTTACCCTTTTAACTATGACCGGCCAGCCACTCACAGATACAAGTCTTATGCTGTTCGGCAAATACCAGGGGTATGAACTAAAGAACGTCCCTGCCAGGTATATGCTGTGGATATTGGCAAATCTGGATCTTAGACCTGACCTGAAAAAATACATTGAAGAAAGAAGAGAGCGATACGAGAGCGAAGTAAAGAAAGCTAACTGGGAAATGAGAAGATAACCCAAAACGCCAACCTATAAAACTGTCACTGTGGCTAAAGAAGATTTTTGCTATACGCATTACGATGGAGACGAAGCGCGGGACATGGCTCATATGAACCGGCTGGAGCGTGGCGCCTACACAGACCTGAGAGTGTTTCAGCGCAAAGTTGGCCATTTGTCTTTAGATCAAATTAAAAAAGTTCTTAGTAAAGATTTTGAAGAATGTTGGCCAGGAATCGAACTGGTTTTAAAGCAAGATGAGGACGGTAAATATTTCATTGAATGGCTAGAAAATTCATTACAACGCGCAAAGCGACATTCTTCAAAACAGTCCAATAATGGGAAAAATGGCGGCCGACCCCCTAAAAATAAACCCAAACAAAACCCAGATGAAACCCAAACAAAACCCAACGATAACCCAACTGAAAGCCAAAAAAAGCCTTTAGGAGATGGAGATGGAGATGAATATGAAGAAGAAAATAAAGAAGGGGGTGTGGGGGAAACAATTCCGCAAGGCATCGTGCCTGACATGCTTCAGCAGTTCAAAGCCCTTAACCCAGATTACCCCACCGATCAAACGACAGACTTCCCGGCGTTGCTGGAGACAGCAAAGAAGATTGCAAGCTGGCAGAAGCTACCAGGAGATGTTACGCGGCCTAAAAACATCGAGCCGATAAAATGTAGGTGGGGAGAGTTAGTGGTCTTTATTCGGGCTCACACGCTGTTTGGCGGCTATTCCCTTTCTCAGGTGAACAAACATTTTCAAAGCATTGTCCAATCGTTTAACTCAGATCGAAATGGAAAGAACCAATCAGGACGCACAACCACTAAACAAACTGCTTCCACAGGGCATACCGGACTTTAGCGGCGTTGAGTTGACGCCAGAAGAAACCGAGGCGGCGCTCAATTACGCACGAATGACAAAGTTTCGAACACTGGAAGAGCAGAAAAAGAAACAAGACCAAACTGAAAAAATTAAAGACATGTTGTCACCCTGGTCAACAGACGAATTGAGATTACACATACGGGCCCGGGCAAAATCTTTACCCTTTTATTTTGAACTTGATGAAGATAATCGGGGCATATTCAATCTGTTGTGCCTTTACTTTTCTGCCAATCCCGAGTTTGAAAAGCATGGATTTAAGGACAAGGCCGGGAATATCGTGCAACCTTACTCGCTAAAGAAAGGCATTTGCTTGCACAGTAAAGAACGCGGGACGGGCAAAACTGTTTTCATGGAACTATTCTCGATCAACCGACGCGCATGCTTTGTGGTCATGCCTACAACCAAAATAACAAGGTTTTTCGAGCAAGATGGAGATAAGATCATCGAACGGTTTAACCAGCCATGGGCATGTGAACGTATACCGTCTTACTTCTATCAAAGTCCGATTGGAATATGCTTTGATGACTTTGGCGACGAGGAAATTAAAAACCACTACGGCAACAGGGAGAACGTTATGAACAGAATCATAACTTCTATTTACAGCGATAGTCCCAGTCATGATATGTTCCCGTTCTTTCACATGACAACCAATCTTACCGGTGATGAGATAGAGCAGAAGTATGACAAACGGGTTCGGTCTCGCATGCGCGAAATGTTTAACTGGATTGAATTACCTGGTAAAGACAGAAGAAAATGAAAATCAAACTTGCGCCATTATCAACCGGCAATAATTTTCAGGCACCAACTAAGAAGGCATGCACAAAGTGTAAGGAGGAAAAGCCAATTGCAGGTTTTCGGAAAAACAACAAGATAAAAGATGGATACATGAACGTCTGCAAAACGTGCGAGAGGTCGCGTGAAAAGGCGAGAAGTGCCGGTGATCCCGAATATGCAAAACATTTTTTCGTACACACTGAAGCGTTTTAATTAATTCGATATGAGTAATGATTTTCTTAAACCAATAGAAACCGAATACAAGGGATATAAATTCCGAAGTAGATTGGAAGCAAGGTGGGCGGTTTTTTTTGATGCGATAGGGCTTCAATGGCAATATGAGGTTGAGGGTTTTCAACTTACTAATGGAGATTATTATTTGCCAGACTTTAAAATCACTACTATAAATAAGCAAACGTGGTGGGTAGAAATTAAACCTCTTGATGATGCTGGGGATGGAAAGCTGCAGCAGCTTCGATTGGATCACCATGCGAAATGCCCAGATGATTTCGATACAGAGTTCGACGTTTTTTCTGGTGATCCATATGATATTTTTCAGCCTAGCATTGAGTCTTTGAAAGAATGGAATGGTGGATGGTTCCACTTGAGACAAAGATTTGTGATGTGCCCGAGGTGTGCAGCATTTAATGTATCAAGAGCAACGTCGGGGCTCCGGAATGAATTTGTATTCCAGTGCTTCCCTTGTGATTATAACACACCATCAGGGAGTGGTAACCCAATTGAAGGAGGCCTAATTGCACCATCCACGCCTCATAAAGGTGAGCTGTTAATTGAACAGGAAGATGTTAAGGTGTATATCGATAAAATTGAGGAGGCTTATAAAAGAGCTAGATCCTTCAGATTTTAATCAGTAACCTATGCGCGCCAAACGAGTAGATGATAACCAGAAACGAATAGTAGAACAGTTGCGACGGCTGAACATTTCAGTCCAGCACTTGCATACTATCGGTAAAGGCTGTCCGGATTTGCTACTGGGTATTAGAGGTAGGAATTTTCTAATAGAGTTAAAGGATGAATCAAAACCTGAAAGTAAAAAGAAGCTAACGCCGGACGAGGAGGATTTTTTTAATGAGTGGCGCGGCCAGGTAAGCAAGTGTGAAACATTGGAAGAAATACTAAAAGTAATTGGATTGTAACAACAAAATCAACTCCCCGGCTCCTAATCGGCGGTCGTGGAGTGGGAGGGATAGAAGATGCCAATAAGCCCATACGCCCCCGCCGAAAGAGATCATTCGATATTCACCGCCTGAGACACCGGCAATTGAGCGACCGAAAGGGGAGTATAGCAGTGGGTATGAGGCGACGATTGAGAAATATTTAAAAGACTAAGTATGATAAAAGAGATACCAATATTGTTTTCTACTCCTATGGTAAAGGCTATACTGGAAGGGAGGAAAACGCAAACAAGGCGTTTGGTTAAATGGCCGAGGGTTCCGGATTGGCATAATTGGGATTATGAACCCTGTCAGTTAGAAAAGCCACAGGGCGGTGGTTGGTGGCCGTGGTTCTATCATCGGGGGTACAAAGGGAAAAAGTACATCGACTTATCCGGCCCGTTAAAATGCCCATACGGGCAAGGTGGTGATCATTTATGGGTAAAAGAAACCCATTATGCATGGGGCTACTGGATTCAGGAAGGAGTAACCGAAACAGGCAAACCTGGATGGTCATTTAAAGATTTCACACCTGAAGATCAGAAGGGTCTATATCACTACGAAACAAATCCTCCAGCAAGTACAGTTGAAAAGCGATCAGCTAAAAAGGTAGGATGGTATAAACGTCCGGCTATCTTCATGCCACACCATGCTGCGAGGATATGGTTGGAAAAAGAATATACACTCGTTCAAAAGGCAAGTGAAATTGACCGAGAAGATGCAATTGCTGAAGGCATGGCCTGTATAACCAAGGACAATGGCGGTACATGGAAATATGGCATTCCTGACCTTGACGGCTTGCCTGGCACCGGTAATATCGGTTGGGCATGGCAAGACTGGTACACGAACCCCGTAGAAGCATTTAAGAGCCTGTGGTATAAAATCAATGGCGCGGAAACGTGGCACGATTGGGTGTGGGCCAACTCCTTCAAAGTATTAAGCACTTCTGGTAAACCCTTACCCCTCACCTCAAAAGTGAACGCATGAACCTAATAGACTATCTCCCTTACTACCTCGGCTGCGACTACTGGACTAATAACAGCCAAGGCAACCTGAATGCGAAAACACTGCCTGATGTTATTGATATGGTTAAGAGGGGCATGGATGTACGGTTGCACTTGAGGCGAACGACCGATCTGACCGAAGAAGAAGCTGCCCATCTGGCCCTTATCTATAGTGGCGCCAAAAAGGTGATTAAAACGCAAGGTGTAGCAAGTAACTGGCATTACTTCTTTTGTCACTTCAATGACAATGAAGACTGTGAGCAATTAGTTATTGGATCAGATGGTTGCGCATGGTATCGGCACTATTTCGATGAGAAAGAACCTGGTTGCAGGAATATAGTAAATGAGCACCAAGCCGTCCACTACCTCCTTCGCCAACATTTCGACTTATTCAACCTTATCGATAACGGCCTCGCCTTAGACGCTAAAACTATAACACAATGAAACGCCTCCTCCTCTTCCTGCTCTGCCAGGGTAGCTTAGATGGGTATAGTCAGACGGCTGATAATAACGGTATTTACCTGCATGAGTTTGGGCTTGCATGTAAGTGCTCCCAATGTATAGTAGCCGCCCGCCCCGACACCCTATGTTCTCACCTATTAGTCTCCCACCGTCCCCCATCATTCGGACATAGCATAGAGGGTTACTGCATTGTTGTGAATGATGTCTGTACGGGTAGGCATCTTGTATACCGTCGTAAGAAGTTCGTCGAAATAAAGCCGCCATATGACGTGTGGAGGTGTATAAGGAAGGAGGTGGGCCGTGAGTAAAGGTAAAACACACTACGCAAGCTATGAAGCTCCGCATGAGGGCGACAATTGCGAATACTGGGGTGACCCAATTTGCGGCAAGCAGTCCGATGACCTGACCAATGAAGAAGATGCCGTAACCTGTAAAGACTGTGTGAGAATAATACTTCAAAGTGATAGATATAAAAAAATACTGAACCTGTTATTGAAAGCTGGCTTTGAGCAGACCGAAGAAGCGAGCCGCGATTTCGCGAACCAGTATTGCTGTATTTGCCTGGATTACCAAAAAAAAGGTGAAACTGTTATTGTAAATAATACCGGTGGCATCATGGAGCAATTACCTACTAACTATTACGCAATACTTGGTTGGTTGTTAAAGAGCCGGATGGGATCAATTAAACTCCTTGACTTATGATAGAATTACGAGATAATTATTGGGCCATCGAGGTGCCGGAGGGGGCCGAACAATTTGAAGTATGTAACTACGGATTGAATGATACAATTGAGTTCGTTCATAAGATAGATGGAGTAAATGCATACAGAGTTGATGACCTCCCACCCGGCACATGGCAAATCATCTGTACCCTTAAAGACGCAAGCTATACTCAGGCCGCTGAGATTGTGGAAAGTGACGGCGACGGATTTAAGGACTACAACGAAGACAACTTTCACCACGACCTGCCGCTCATGAGTCCGTTTGATTCATTGCGGTCGTTGTTGACGGTGAAAGGGTGTGATGTGAATAATAATTGGTTAATCATTAAAAAAGGATAAGATGCCCATTAAAATATCTGGCCTTAAGTGCGATAATTGCGACTGGCGAAACGATGCTATCCCGTTCGAAGATTACCCTGCTTGTATCGGCAAGCCATGCCCGCATTGTGGTAATAACCTTTTAACTCAAGAAGAGTACGATAGCTGCGTTGCAATGACAAAGAAGGTGGAAAAGATTGAGAGGGTGTTGTACTACTTCAGGTTCCTAAATCCAATGTTCTATCTGCGCTTAATCTTCGGCGATAATCGAAAAGATAAAACATTAACATTTGAATACCCAAAACGAACAACCAATGAGCAAGATTAAAAACAAACCGGGCATACACCTACTCCCCACAAAATGGAAAAATATTCTAACTGGTAAACCAGAATACTTTTGGCACATCGTCGCCCGCAACGGTCGCATCATAGCTCGCAGTTCTGAGACTTACACCCGGAAGTCAGGAGCGGTGAAGAGTATAAAGATTGCCGCTGCGATATTCTGTTCTAAGTTTATTCCTGAATCTAACGGCCCGATCGCGGCTTACTTCGACCACACAAAACCAGGCTCACCGTTACAATCATACTTATAATGTTAAATCGCATCAAATTTATAGGGTTTATAATGGCTGCACTTGCGGGTATTTTAGGCATATTGTTAATTTCCGCCGCCTTTCAGGGTAAATATGCATATCCGGTTCCTGTAATGTTTTTCCTTGCCGCTTGTGGATTATTTGTAGGCGCAATTATACTATTGCTACTGGTAGTTATTATTGAAGAGATACAACAAAAGGAGGCCAACAATGAAACTCATTAAACTTCTGGCCTGCTTTATCACCGGCCACAAATGGACAAGTAAGGCTGCTAAGAATATACCGCCAACCGATACAGAATTGAGGTCTTATACTGGTTTTAAGCACTATTCAAAGATGTACTGCGACAGGTGCGGCAAGGAATCTAAATTGAATACCAGGTTATAAACAACAATCAAATGATCAAAATAAGTCAGGAAACGATTGACCGCATAAAGACTGATGCGATTAGCTGGTCAGAGAACCAATACGGCCATGACGATGTAAACAAAGATTATCTGGAAGGTGCGTTACATGAGGTGGGAAGGGCGCAGGGGTTAGTGGATGCGTTCGTAATAATATCTAAAGCTCCCATGCCAACCAATGACAGTGAAAGAGAATCATGGGTGATAGCCGCAAGAGCCACCGTGGTTGACGCCCTCGCCAAATACAAGGAGGTAAGTAATGAACGCTGATTGCAAAGGCGCATTAGCGCAGATAAATAAATCATATAAGGCCTTTGTGCACAATGATAAGCCAATGAGCAAGGCTGAGGTGAAAGCAGTTTTGGAATATGCTATAGAAAAGGGGTATGATCATACAGGGTTGTTGAGTGACGAAGAAGTTGATAATATTTTGAAAACATTAAACAAATCAAAGTGAGTAATAACACACAACAATTACCGGCTGAGGCGGTGAAAGAAATAGAGAACAACGCAAAGTTAAGGTTAATTAGAAACGGCAACACTTCATTTTATCGGGGATATTATAGTGGTGAAATTTCCGGTGCCACCGAATACGCCACCAAGCTCCACCAGGCACAGCAGGAGATCGAAAGCCTGACCAACCAGCTAAAGAATCACAGTAAGGTAGCGGATGAAAATATGAAAGTGTTAAGGCAGGAGAATGAAGATAAAGACCTGCTTATTGAAATGTACAATATTAAGCATAATAAAGGCCGCGCCCTTCTCGAAAAATTCATTTCCCGGCACGAGGCAGGATTGCTACCTGACCGGTTTATTTATGACGAAATAAAAACGTTCCTAAAATGAAGCAGCCAACAACTCCATGCGCAATCGCTACACAAGAGCAAGTGCAAATAAACAGAGAGTTCCTTTTGTCGCAAGGATGGGTACTTAAAAAAGAGTTCCCGCTATACGAATCGTTTGCTCACTCAAAGAACTCTGATATGATTTGCGCTATTGGCTTGTATGGTGAATTCAGTATTTGCCAACTCCATTGGTGTAATAAAACGCCTGAGCGTGAGTTTACGACGATTAATCCGGCCTTGACCAAAGAAGACTATTTCAAAATTCTTTCATTGCTAAACATCATTCTTTAATGGAACACAATATTGATCTAATAAAGCAAATCAGGGAAGCATACGCGAAAGAGGAAGGGTATAAGTCTTTTGCTAGTATGGCGCTCAATGTGAACATTGTGCCGCGTGATATAACGGAGATAGCTAAGCGATATGCAGAAGGCATGATCGCTGCCCTCCAATCCCGCTGCGACAGGTACGAGAAGGCGTTGAGTACTATAAAAGATGCGCCAGTGCCTGTAACAAGAAACGATTTAGACTTCTGGATCAGCGCTGCGCGGGCCACCGCCAACGAAGCCCTGAACAGGGAAGGAAAGGAGTGGTGGCAGGAATTGTCAATTGAAAATATGCCGCAGTATGTGAAAATTACAGGCGTAGGGTGTTCTATTATCCAAAATTCTATTGTTAAGGTAGAAGGCTCTGGCATGTTTGATGACCCTATGTTTGATAATATGGGCGAACCCTACGTGTTGCTTCGTGATAAACATTTTGAAATACGTGGCCTTACTCGAATGAATTGTAAGAACGTAGTTCCCGCAACCGCCGCCGACTACGAAGCATATCTTCAAACACTAACCGTTAAATGATGGATAATGAGTAAAACACTACACGAACAAATAGCTTGCAAGTGCATTCACTTTAATGGAGTGATGAATGAAGCATGCAAGGCAGGAATCAACTATGCGGATGTTCGAGTTGATAAACCATACAAGTTCCCGTGCCTAAAGCAGGGTGGCAAGTGTGCAACTGCCCAATTCCCGACAGAAGAACAGATCACTGAGGAATTAAAATCAATAGAGGATTCTGGGTTAAAAGCAATCCGGGCTATTGCAGATATTAAAGAGTATGTAGAGAAAACAAAAATAAAGGCAGGTCAAATAAAGTGCCGGTCCGGGGGTGATTTAAACTATGTTGTCGCAAACCTAAATGGGCATATATGGGCAAATTGCAGATCCTGCGGCCTTTCATTCAATCAGTAACTAACCCACAACAATAAATAAATGGAAAAGAAAACAATCTGGCAATGCCATAACCCCGAATGCAATGCACAATACAGTGAGTATGTAAATGGATGTCCTAAGTGTAGTACCGGTGAACCTGGTGGGTCACACAAAGTAAGTATACTCGATGAGTTTCACCCTGGGTACATGCCCTTATTAAAAATTAGCGGGGAACAATTCACGCCCGACCTTCTCAATGTAATGCAAGAAGCAGAGACAACTAAAGAAGATGATCTGAAGAAGGTGAAGGAAGAGGTAGGCAAATGCCCTGAGTGCGGCGCTCCCTGCAAATTAATAGACCGTACCTATCAGGAGGAAATCCACGACGTACATTATACGGAACATGTCTATCAGCCCCCAGCAGAAGCAGCGAGAGGGGAAATCTCTCAGCCAGCGATTTATAAATGGGCGCATGAGGCCAAACAGCTATTGTGTTTATTTTCTGATGCGTTACCAGGAGGTGATGATTGGGAGATAACTATTGATAAGTTAGTGGATGGCTTTCCAAAATTTATTTCAGCAGCCACCCCAGAAAGCGGAGAAATAGACGACTGGATAAGCGTTGATGACCAATTGCCAACCGAATCGGGTCGGTACTGGTGTTATATACAAGAGTTAACGGATTTGGGCTTCAGTTACTTTCAGTGGAATTGCGCCTACAATGCTAATGAACGTCGTTTCTCCGACAGCACCTTAACCAATGGCGAGAATGTAACCCACTGGCGCAAACTACCTGACCCGCCGAAAAGAAAGGAGGTACCCAATGGATAGTTTAATCTACCTGGCAATTCTAATAGCTGTATGTATTGTTTCAGGTTACGTAGTGGGCTATAAAAACGGAAGGAATCAGCCCCGAAAGGTGACCCCCTACCAACTCAAACTACAAACCTTCCTTATCGAGGTAGGCAAACAATCCGAAAACATAACCCCGTCCCTCGCCGATATGGAAACCACATTCGCTAAGCTAAAGACCGCTATTGAGAAAGAGGATATACCAGGCCAGGTGAAGTATGGGAGAGAGTTGGCCGCGATGGTGAGTAAATGGGTAGTGGAGAGGGGGTGAAACTTTATACTATGAAACCAAAACCAAAACAACTGGGAGAACTTGATATAGCCATTCAATTCAGGATTAAGGGTCGTAAAACGCTTTACCGGACTATTGACCATATGGAGTCGGTCAGGTGGGTTGCCCAGACTAAACGGTGGTGTTTGAATTTGAGCACCAATAAGGCGGAATACCTGTTTTGTGATTTGTTTGTCGTGGAACATATTGAAAGTTCAAAATAAAGTGAAAGTCATATCTTTGTGAGACTGAATATTCATGACCAAATCATAATATGGCATTAGGAGGAGCAAGACCAGGCGCAGGGCGCAAGCCCAAGGTGGACGAGGAAAAGATCCGCGGGTTAGCTGTTTCTGCAATAGAAAAGAAGCATGGAGATCTTGAGACTGGGTTTATGAAGCTATTAGAAAGCAATGAGCCCAGCCTTATAAAATTCGTATGGGAGCATGCGGTAGGTAAGCCGAGGGATAAGATGGATGTTGATACGAGTCTCGTTGGGGGCCCTGCTGTCATCATTCAAATGCCGGCCGGAACCAATATTGACCTGCCTGATAATACCGAAGAACCCGACAACCTAGAAGATGAAGGAAGTCCAACTATTCAAGAATGAGAAAAGCCCCTTGTATTGGGCCAACCTTACTGCTCAACAGAAGATTGTAATCAATCAGGGTGGAACATCCAGCGGGAAAACCGAGGCAATTATGCGAGTATTATTTACTATCGCTATTATCCGCAAAGGGTATGTAATAACAGTCACCACTAACACGGTACCAAAGTTAAAGGAAGATGCTCTCCGCATCGCTAAGAACATTGCTAAGATACCTGAGATCAAGTTATTTATAAAAGACTACAATAGTACTGACCGTACATATACTTTCAATAACGACTCTATAATTGAGTTTAAGAGCTTCGAGGATGAAGAGGAAGCGAAGGGGGGTAAGCGTCACATACTCTACATTAATGAGGCTACCCGTATACCATACTCAATCTTCTACCAGGCTGATTTGCGTACCAAGGTTAGAACCTACATGGACTATAATCCTACTTCGTCCTTTTGGGTGCATGATAAGGTGATCAATTGCCCCACGGGGCCGAAGGGTAAGGAGTTTGACAGTGTGAAGGTTATACGTAGTTGGCATGAACATAACCCGTACCTAACAGATGCTGAACATGCCCGTATTGAGCGTATAGGCAATAAGGATTTGTTCAAGGTGTATGCCCGTGGATTGACAGGTAAGCTGAGGGGAACCATCTACAGTTGGGATGAGGTTGAGGCTTTCCCATGGACCGATGGTGTTATCTGGTATGTTGACTGGGGCTTCTCTGAGAAAGAGACGGCAGACCCTACAGCTTCAGGTCGCATAGCATATAAGCCACATGATAGCGAATACGACTATGTGATTGATGAGTTGTGTTATGCGCGAGGCCTGGCGCCCGATGTGCTTGCAGATATGATATTGAAGGCAGGCTACAAGACAGGACAGCCTTGCTATTGCGATCATTCACCCGAGGGCATAAGAACACTCAGGCTAAAAGGAATCGCCGCATTCCCGTTCTCAAAGGGTCCCGGCAGTATTATTGCCGGGGTGCTATTTATGCGAAACAAGAAGGTAGCATATACGTCACGTAGCGAGAATATAAGAACTGAGGTCAGAAAGTATAAGTTCCTTGAGATAGAGGGGATTGTAACTAACACCCCTATTGACGAGTTCAATCACCATATGGATGGTAGCAGAGGAGCGTGCCATACTCATTCCCTTGTTACAGGTCAATAAGTTTCAAAATAATTTGAAAGTTCAGGAAATAATGTAACTTCGCTATTCCGACATACACAACGGGGTAGTGAGTATGTTGGCATTCGTCAACAAAAGAGCGTCGTTCTGGCTACCCCCGGACCGGCGCTTTTGCTTTATACATGAAGGATAAGATATACTATATACCATTACTTATTTTACAGCAAGTCCTCGAATTGACCGGGTTGTGTATATTCTTCAAAGGGTGGAGGAGGAAAAATGACTGACATCGTTATCCCCCTCAATAACCGCTCAACTCAGCGCAACCTGGAATTGAGGTATTGCCTGCGTAGCATTGAGAAGCATCTAACCGGCGTCGGTAACATCTTCATCATTGGGCACATGCCAGAGTGGGTTACCGGATGCATCCACATCCCTTTCGACGAAGACCCGCGTAACCGGTTCAGAGATCGTAATATCATGAACAAGATGCTGGCGGCGTGCAAGGATGAGCGCGTGAGTGATGACTTCCTGATGGTGCATGATGATCATTTCCTGTTGGTAAACTATGTAGCAAGAGCTTTCCCTTATTACCATTGTGGGCATATGGTGCCGGGGGACGGGCAATATGGGGAGACAAAGCGAAATACATTATCAATTCTGGGAAGGCCGATTTATGACGAGGTAAAGAACTTTGATACCCATTGCCCAATACTCTTTAATAAAGAGAGGTTTATGCGGAGTGCACCTTTGGCCGACTGGAATAGATGGTATGGTTACTGCCTAAAGACGTTGTACTGTGTAATGAACGGGATTGAGGGCGAGTATATGGATGATATAAAAATACGCATGCCCTTACAGGCAGATGAGATAAACCAGGCTATTGCCGGCCGTACATGGTTCAGCATCGGCGACCGGTGCTGGACGCCCAATGGGATGAAAGAAATATTACAAGACTTATATCCAATACCAAGCAAGTATGAAAAAGGAAACGATTGATATTGATACATCAAAGAACGCTGAAGTGAATAAGGGCGAACCGGGACTACCGGTGAAGATACCATTATCAATTGTGAGGTGGTTGGCCTATTCGATAGGGATTGCCTTATTGTTAATTCCTTTTCATTTAACCTTTTGGCAGGGGATAAACGGCTCTTTGCTGCTCGGCCACTTCGCAAGTCAACTTAATGCGTTAATTAAAAAGTAGTATGAAAACACTCAGGCATATATTCATTGCGCTTTTCTTGGCTGGTGTTGCTTATTGCATTGCTGCATCTGCAACAGAGTGGTGGATAGATGAGTTAAAGTCGTCGGGCGGCATGGTGACAGCAAGGGATTTAGTAGGCGCCCAATTTACGCCATGGGGCGCGGCATTGTTAGTTTTTGGCGGTTACTTAAAATTAGTATGGGAATGACCATCTGTTATTCATTTGCCAGCCGGTCAAGGCCGGAGCGATTCTTTGAGACACTCGATAATGTGCGCACTATGAGCGCCAGTGATGATTATTTCGTAGTGGCTAAGCTGGACACCGACGACCTAATGATGTACAATGATAACGTAAGATGTCGCATCGAACAGGCTCAGACCCCTATCATTTCAAGGTGGGGTACCAGTCAAAGTAAGATACACGCAATTAATAGATCATTAGATAACTTACCCCACTGGGACATTCTTGTCTGCCTCAGTGATGATATGCGCTTTCGTACTCACGGATTCGACAACCTTATCCGTCAACACATGCCGGCCGATCTTGACGGGTTTGTTCATTTAATGGATGATTACGCTAAAGACCGGGTATGCACGGTGAGTATATTGGGCCGCAAGTATTATGAACGCGATGGGTACATATATCACCCTGACTATTATTCGATGTGGTGCGATGATGAAGCGCAAGCTGTTGCCCAGCTGAGAGGTAAATATATTTTAGTGCCTGGTACTCATATTGAGCATCTACATTATACAAATAATGCAAAGGCAAAAAAAGATGAATTGTATTGGAGAAACGATACTTATAATAAGGATAAAGAAGTGTTTTTAAAACGACAATTGCTAAACTTTGACTTATGAGTGACGAAAAGTGGAAGGCTATCCCAAACACCAATGGCGCGTATGAAGTAAGCAACTATGGTCGGCTCAGGTCATATTTAGGGCAGGGCGCCAGAAAAAAATCTAAAGAGCCTGTAATGCTTAGCATAACAATAAACGGGAACGGCTACCCAGCAAAGCATATAAGAGGAGTTAATTTACGCATCCACCGACTTGTAGCGGAGGCGTTTATTCCTAACCCTTCAGGGTTACCTATGGTTAACCACATTGACGGCGATAAAACAAATAACCATATATCTAACCTTGAATGGTGCGATAAGAGTCATAATGAACGCCATGCTGAACGAATGGGGCTTAAGAATAAGGCAAGGGGAGAAGGCTGTAATAAGTCGCAATTGACCGATGCGGATGTTATGGAAATATATAAATCAAACTTAGGGACCAGAGAATTGGGGCGTCAATACGGTGTCAATCACTCCGCAATATCGAATATAAAAACAGGCAGAACCTGGAATCACATAACAGGTGCGCCAATTGTACCTAATAAGCGAAATGTATCATTCAAATGACACCAAAACTATCAATACTCATTCCAACGGTGCCAGGACGAGAGCAATTCTTTGATAGGATAGTGAAACACGTGTCAAGTCAAACGGTTGATTATTACTTAAAGCACGGCGTCGACATTGAAATACGTTCAGACAAGACAACCGATATATCGATAGGTGCCAAACGAAATCTATTATTGCAGGAGTCGCGCGGCGAATACATCTGTTTCATCGATGATGACGATCGAATAGCCGATGATTACATTGAACTGGTAATGGCGGGCATTGCGACCAATCCTGACTGCTGTTCGCTTAACGGGATCATTACCACAGACAGCAAAGACCCGAAACCGTTCAAGCATTCAATAGATTATGATTCGATGTATGAGCGCGACGGTGTTTACTACCGGCCACCCAATCACCTCAATACCGTGAGATCATCGATTGCCAAACAGATGACATTCCCTGATTGGCAGCGAAGCGAGGATAGCAACTATTGTTTCCAACTCCGGGATAGTGGACTACTGAAAGTGGAGTATAAGGTCGAGCAGACGTTATATTTTTATGATTACGTAAGCGATAAAAATTATTGATATGGGTATGAAACTAGGACCAACATTAACCGCTGAACAAGAGTTCCGACGTGAAATCATAGCTAGAATTGAATATTGGGAGAATCGAGAGGACGGCAAGGAGTATGCCGAGTATTATAAATCAATATTAAGGGGCTTATTAAACAAGGACAAATGAACGCGATCGCATATTCATTATTCGGTTACAACCAACAACATGAAAATTGTTACGACTTCCGGGCATACCTACGTGGTCTACATCTTAATATTCGCATTGCAGAACTGCTTTATCCAGGGTGGTCTATTTGCGTGGCAATAGACCAATCGGTGCATTATTCGCCATATAGGGAATACTTCACCAACCTGGCATTGGATAAAAGATTAGATGTTTATCTACAGGCTACCCGCCCTTTGTGCGAAATGATGCTGTATCGGTTGTTGCCTATGTTCATGATCGAGGATGATAAAAACAAATACGACCGCATTATCTGCCGCGACACTGACAGCTTGTTATCCTACCGCGAACGACAAGCAGTTTCCTATTGGGAACGAGGCCCCAAGATGGCACACGCAATTACCGACAGCGTAAGCCATAACATAACCCTTATGGGCGGTATGATCGGGTTCCAGTCCGGCCCCTTCCGCGCACGCATGGGCGTTAAGTCATTCGACGAACTACTATCACTCAGCCAGGGTATTGACTTTAATAACAAAGGCGCCGATCAGGACTTTCTGAACCGGTACGTGTTGCCAAAGGTAGCCGACAGCATCACGGAGCATTTCGTTTTAGGCCATCCTCAGACGTTTAGGGGCGATTGCCACAACTTCATACATGATATTGACCTGAAAGAAATAGGCGTGCCGGATGAGCTTAAGGAGACGAACGGGTATGGGTTCCACATCGGGGCCTCGGGTTTCCAAACTGATGCGGTGGTCAAGTTCCTGCAGAAGCATGGCAAGGATAATGAGTATTGGGAGGGGATCGAGAAACAATATCCGTCAATTTTTTATTGGATGCTATGATACTGTCAATAGTTGTATTAGTTATCATTGATATAATCGGTTACATATGCAGATGCGAAGTAAGTAAGACGTTTTCGAGTAATCACTTTAGGCATATTCCTTTTATATGGGTTTTCTATACTGATTAAAAATAACGCATGATCGACATCATCTTCCTTTCTGCCGCTTTAGGGCGAAGGTATATTTAAAAACAATACTGGGGTCATAATAAATGGATAACGAACTTACAATACTGGTACTGCCTCCATCAAGATTAGAGAAACTGCTTCCGCGTATATCAGAAGAAGGCAAGGAGAAACTATTGCAAGATGTGGAGTTAATGGAAATTAAAATAAGATAAATGAAACACATCTACCATAGCGACAAGTTGCGCGTACAAGTAGTAAATAAAAAAGACTTTGTTGGCACTAAACTAATTGTTCTGAAAGTTCAGGAAAAGCGGTGGATGTTCTGGTATACTATGCTAACTCAGGACATTGAAGTGGATAACTATTGGGGGTATATTCCAGGTCATGATTTATGGGGTAAGCACCTGACCTTGCAATATCAATTCGGAGGAACGCGGGAGATATGGCCACCTGATATATTTGACCTAAAGAAGCGATCGAATGAATTGCTTGCTTCATATTTTGAAAACAACCGCCGGTTATTGTTAAATGAAAGGGCGATTAAAAAACAAATGCAGTCTTTATGAAATATGCTATAATTTCAACTGATGCCAACCCTGACTACTTTTCTCTTGTTCCATTGGCCTGCCACAGCTGGAATAAGATTGGATACAGGCCTGTGGTTCTAACTATCGGGGATGTGCCGGAGGTTATCAAATCGTTCTGCGATGCAGACTTTATGCCTTTAAGGCAAACGCCATTAGTAAAGGATTCAACCATTGCGCAACTATTCAGGCTGTTCGCCTGTCAGTCTCCCATATTCAGCGACAAGGATATCATCATTACCAGCGATTCAGATATGATAATTGCGAAAGATATATTCAATTGCAATGATGGGTTTACCAATTACGGGTACGACCTGACTGGTAAATCAGAATTACCAATATGTTATAACATTGCCACAGCCGTAAAGTGGCGCGAACTGATGGGTGAGTTCCATATCCCCGACGCAGCATACAGCGAAGATTGGAACCGATATTGGTCTACTGATCAACAACTGTTAACCCAACGCGCACGCGAATACGGCATGGGGCGAATAACTTTCGTTGACCGCCTACACGACCACCCTAAAGGCTTACCTACGGGCAGATGGGATAGAGCATGTTGGGATATTATCCCCGATACTATCATTGACGTACACATGCTCCGCAATAGTTGGAATGCACAGATCCAAGTTGCAGAAAGGCTGTGGCCCGGTGAAGATCATTCATTCATTACTAAATTCAGGGAGGCGTTAAATGGATAAGTTAAATCAGTCTTATCTGAATAACATTGCGGCTACCGACATTCATGGATTCTTGCAGGGTATAACAGGGAACTGGGAAAATCACAGGCCGTTACTCTTATTAGGATTTGAGCTTACAACCGGCGCCGTTATGGAGCTTGGCAGCGGCGATGGCAGTACGTCATACCTGCGAAAGTATTGCGAGGCGACCGGCCGCGTTTTTAGATCTTACGACAATAACGTTGATTGGTGCCATAAAACAGGCGCCGACTTCGCGCTTGAATGGGACACTCTTGTTACGCTGATAGCTAAACATCATCATGGTCTTATCTTCATCGACCACGCGCCAGGTGAACGCCGTTACCTCGATGCTATTGCCCTTGCCAATGCCGCTGATGTATTGGTGCTGCATGACACGGAAGAAGGAGGGGCGGGCAATTATTCATGGTCAAAGGCATGGCCGCACTTCAAATACCGCCTCAACTACAACAAGACAGGCGGCGGTGCAGGGGCTACCCTGGTGAGCAATAAGATTGATGTTAACCGGTTCAGAGGTTTATCTTTGGGGCCTTATACTTTTGATAATGAGTAAGCTAGATTTCACCTTCACTATCAACTGTTCGCCCGAGCTTGCTAAACAGTTAACCGAAGCATTCAGTCAGAGACCAGTAGTAGTATGCGAAGACCCGGAGGTCTTGATTGCCATCGTTGAAATACTAGCCCGGCACGACTTCAAGCCAGCTCGTAACGGCATGACTCGGCAATCAACTGGGTGCAGTTTCAGCTGGGAGTGTTTATTGAAGTATAAAACAGTAGTTGATTTTCAACTCGATTGGCCGTATTCATGACAGACCACAAATGGATAACAGCAAGCGACGAGACGCCTGATCAGTGGGCTGTAGAACGCTGGGGGAAAGGCGAGCAGATAAATGGTCGGTTTCGTGTTAAGCTCGTAGATGGCCGCGAAATATATACCTGGTGGCAAGACGGCCAATGGTCGGTTGAACGGTTAAAACCACATTTAAAAGTTGAACTATGGGAAAGACCGGTGATAATAGCGTGAAAAAAATAAAACCATATGTATACAAATAGTCTAACAATTGAGCAGATCAATAACTTGCTGACAGGCAAAAGCAAATGGGTTGTACTGCAATTCGATGGCGCTATAAAGACAAGCATAGGAAGAAATGCTGTGGCGGTAGTGTGCAAATGTGAATGCGGAACTATTAAAAGAACGAATTTAAGTGAAATTAAAAACCTTCGCAGTAAGTCATGTGGATGTTCAAGAGCGGACAAATTTACAAGACGAAAGTATTCTGTGGTTAATCATGATATATATATTGCATATAAGACAATGATTAATCGATGTTATAATGAAAAAACAAAAATCTATAAAACATACGGCGCTAAAGGCGTTAGGGTATGTGATGAATGGAGAAACAACTATGAATCTTTTTTGCATTGGGCTTTAAATAATGGATGGGTTAAGGGCCTGCAATTGGATAAGGACATTAGAGGGGATGGCAAACATTATTCGTCAGCAACATGCTCATGGGTAACTGCTCTTGAAAATATGAGCAACCGGTCCGTAAGCGTAAAGTATGAATATAATGGTCAATACTTAACACTCTCCCAAATTTGCAAGCCCCTAAAATTAAACAGACGCACAGTATATGGTAGAATAAAGAAAGGTAAAACTTTGCAGGAGGCATTATGTCAGAACTATTGAACATCCTCATCCGTACATCCAACCGCCCCATCCAATTCGCCCGGTGCTTGGAGTCGATAAGGAATCAGACGTATAAGAACATTCAGATTATCGTCGGGTTTGATAATCCAAAAGCGATTCGGTATATCCCTATTGGAGACAATATCAGGAAGTTATTTATTGAACCATTTTGCAATTATCCATACTTCTACGACATACATTGTAATACCCTGAAGTTGTTAGTTACCCACGGCTGGTTCTTTTTCCTAGACGATGATGACACATTAGCAAGCAATACAGTACTTGAAGAACTGGCTGATCAACTGAAGCTACCCGGCGCCATTATCTGCCAGATGATACGTAACGGTGTACCTAAGCCCGCCGACACCTATATCCGAAAGAAGGTGATAGCCGAGGGAAAGATCGGCCTTCCCTGCCTGGTACTACATTCGCAGTACAAGGCGTTGTCAGGGCTCGATGGCTATAAAGCCGGGGATTACCGATATATCAAGGCGGTTACCAACCAGGCCCCCACCAAATTTATAGCCCTTCCATTAGTCAATGCCAGCGCCAGAGGGCATGGTAAAATGGAGACAAACGACAATCTTTCAAATATTTCAGAATAATTTGAAAATATATTTCTAATTTCGTAGTATGCAGGAGATTAGATGCAGCGGTACCAAATGCAATAAAGTAGTTGGAAGACTTGAGTCCGGCAAAGCCGAATTCAAGTGCAAACACTGCGGCACCTATACGACTGTAGAGATATTGCCAACACAGTTGGCGCCAGAGCAAAACATACAACAAGCGACCCAGTGGCCTGAAAGGGCAAATGCATTTGTAGGTAGAATAGGTAGAGGTTAACGCTTAATCAAAAATACTAGCGCCCCAAGAGGGCCAGCACTCAGCAATGGGTGACTGGCCCTTTTTCTTTTTATGCAAGTACAACGACTGATAAACGCAGGTAGAGAACTGATTAAAGGCGATTTTGATACCGCCCTTAAGTCATTGACACCGTACTCCTATGAACTTGTTCCTAACGACTATCGACCTTCTGCAACGGGCGCCGGCGACAATTGGTTCTTTGAAGCGAATGGTAAGTCGGTTTTTCATTTCAAATACGCCGGGCATAATAGCTCGGTAAAGGCATATGAATATTGCCCACCTGTTAATGCGATTATCAATAAGAAGGCACAGGCGTACATCAACGGTAAGACATGGGTACTGAATCTCGCTGGCAAAGAGAAGGGCAAGGAAGCTACAACGGCAGATGCGAAAAAGCTACAGGCCTTATTTGAAAAGCCTAATCTATTACAGTCCTGGAAGCAATTTGAGGCGCAAGGGTATATCTACCAACAGTTGTTTGGCTATACTATCGTACTGCCTATTAAGCCATTAGGCTTCAAAGAGAATATCGATGCGACAGCCCTATGGAATATCCCGCCGTCCATGGTGGATATTGAGGAGACCAACAAGCTCTTTTACCAGAGCGATAATAAAGGCATCATCAAGCAGATTGTACTTAACTACAAGGGGGTACAAACAATATTGAACGTTGATGATATATACATTATAAAAGACTTCACCCCTTCGTTCTGTAGCCTGGTTATTCCTGACAGTCGCATTCACTCACTGGAACTTCCTATCAACAATATTATCGGCGCCTACGAGAGCCGCAACGTATTAATCAATTACCGGGGCGCATTGGGTATACTATCGCAGGACCCCGGCAACGGTAATTATGGATCCATACCAATGTCCGAAAAGGAAAAGGAGAACCTACAACAAGACCTACGTCGCTATGGCCTTAAGAACCATCAATGGCAGTTTATCATAACATCAGCCGCTTTGAAGTGGCAACAGATGGGGGTAGCGACACGCGACCTTATGTTGTTCGAGGAAATCGAAGCTGACACAATGGCTATCTGCGATAACTACAATTACCCTTACCAACTAATGAGTAGCGCTAAGGGAACAACCTTTAGCAACCTTAATGAAGGCAAGAAGTTGCTATATCAAGATGCCACACTACCCGAAGCTGAAAGCATATACGAGCAGTGGAATCAATTCTTTAATACCAAGAAGTACAACCTTAAGATAGACAAGGACTACAGCCATGTAGCGGTATTGCAGGAAGATAAACAGCAATCGGCACAGGCTCGTAAGACCCTCGACGATGCGCTTACAATCGAGTTCCAAAACGGATTAATAACACTTGACGACTGGCTTGAGAAGCTGGGCGAAGACCCATTGCCCAACGGGCTGGGGCAAGTGCGAGCTACTGATCCTAAGTCATCCAACGTGCCATTGGCAGTGACCATTGGCGTGGGTGGTGTTCAGGGATTGATTGCCGTGATAACTGCACAGGGCATGAGTGAAGAAGCAAAGCAGGCTACCCTTGAGGTAGTGTTTGGATTATCATCGCAAGACGCCGCAAGGATGTCAGTGCAATCAGAACCACAAACTAATACCAATGAAGCCGGACAACAACAAGAAGGACAAGGACAAGCAGCAGCCTAAGTTACCAAAGGAAGTGCTTGAAAAAAAGCTGCTTGAAAAGGAAAAGCAAGTTGCTGACAAAAAAATAATTAAGAAATGAAAAGTATCATACCGCATAATCTAACCGGCAAATCTCTTTACGACTACCTGGTAAAGAATGAGGGATTGATATTTCATACTAAGAAAAGTACCACCAAGAGAGCGGATGAAGTCTATGCTCAACCGCTTTATATAGACGATAAAGGCAACCTAGTTACAAAGGCTGAAGTGGATCAAATTCAAATCGATCCTAATAAGCTGAAGGTTGTAGCGGTAATCAATACCACCAATTGGTTAGACTCTCATGGCGATGTGCATATCCCTGGTATATGGAAGAAGTCGCTATCTGATAATAAGAAAGCGGGATTCTATCTACTTAAATCTCATGGTCGCGAGTTCGAGGATGTGATCGGTGACGGCCTAAAAGGGTTGACAAAGAAATTGTCATGGAGCGAATTAGGCGTTGACATACCCGGCATTACCGAGGCGTTGATATTCGATGGCATCATTGAGAAAGAGCGCAATGAATACATGTTCGAACAGTATTCAAAGAAGCGCGTAAAGAAGCATAGTGTGGGCATGAGGTACGTGAAAATGGTAACCTGCATTAACGACGATGATTATCCAGTACAAAAAGAAAACTGGGACAAATATATCGAGATGGTTGCTAATCGTGAGGAGGCTGAGGCCGATGGTTATTTCTGGGCAATACTGGAAGCGCAGATTATAGAGGGGAGTGCAGTATTATTCGGTAGCAATCCGGTTACTCCTACCATGGAGGTCACATTAATTCAAGGCAAAACTGATTCAGATGATGACACTAAGGACCAGCCGCCGGTAGGCACTGGAAACGAGCCGTCTACATTCGATCTGAGTCGTGCTATAAAAGAAGTAAAAATTATTGTTTAACCTATAACTAAGGTTCACAATGTTAACAGAACAACAATTCAACGACCTAACTGCAAAGTTGGGTAACGAATCCGCAACAGCGATAAAAAAACAATTTGCTGAGTCGGAAAAATCCATCAACGATAAGATCGAAGATGTGAAAAAAGGTCTGATGACCTCCAAGGAATTTGAAACATTCAAAGCCGAAGAACTTGCAAAAGTAACCGAAAAGCTCACAGGCTTTGAGTCAATCCTTAAAGAACAAGGCACAGCTATTAATGCACTTAAAGAAAATGGAAATACCGCAAAGCCAAAGACATTGGAAGATGTATTGGCAGATAAAGAAGTGTTGGCAGAAATTAAAGCTGTTCAGAAAGCAGGCCAGGGTAATGTAGAAATACCATTGGATGGTATTACACTGAAGACTGCCGGCAGCACATCAATTGGCAACAGTATTCAGCCAATGACGCCGCCGCCTAACAGCCCTTACTTGCCTGCCGCTGCCCCGCTTGATGCTAATAACTTTTTCGGCATCATGTACAACCCAAATTTCATTATCAATTACGTAAACAGAGGAAGTACAAACTTCAGCATGTTGCCTTGGGTGAATGAAACGAGCGTTGAGGGTGCAGCCGCTGAAGTACATGAAGGCGCGCAGAAGCCCCTATGGAACACTCGGTTTAAAGTGGAAATGTCAACCGCAAAGAAGATCGCGGCAATGTCCACTATCACCGAGGAGTTCGACCAGGATTTGCCAGGGTTCACCACGATTGTTCAACGCTTACTTACTGAAGAAGTGGCCCGTAAGTGGGATGATGCAATCTATGCCGCTGTAATCGACGTTGCGAAGCTCTACAACATCACAGGCCTGAATGGGAAGGTGGATGATGCCAACCTGTACGATGCGCTCCGTGCTGCAATTGCACAGATCGGCAAATACAATTTCAATGCAAATTTCATTGGTGTTAACCCAGTTACCGGCGCTTTGATTGAAATGCAGAAAAGCGCCACTGACCGATTATACTTGGTGCCGCCATTCCTGCAGAGATTGCAAAGCATGATGCGCGAAGGCAATAAGGTAACCGAAGGGTATGCACTGGTGGGTGACATCAATCAATACAATGTTGATACTTACAAAAACATGGTGCTGAAAGTTGGCTACAATAGCGATGATTTCCGTCGTAATCAATTCAGTGTAATTGCCGAGGTGCGTTACCACGATTACATCAGTGACAACCGCAAGAATGCGCTGTTGTACGACCAACTGGATCGCATTGTTTCACTCATCGATTCAGGTAGCTAATGTCCCTTATTGACCGCACATACTTCGTTGGTGAGTTGAATATCCCAAACATCACACAGGCTGCCATAGGTAGCACTGTTGATCTTTTTATTGAAGAATACGAAGATAAACTACTGAATGATGTGTTGGGGTATACGCTAAATAAAGCATTGAAAGCTGGGCTGCAGGAGGTACCTGTTGCCCAGAAATGGACGGACTTAATTGAGGGGGTTGAGTATACTGACGTTAATTCTAAAACCAGATATTGGAAGGGGTTAGTTGCTCAACCACCTACTGTCCTAAATGCTTTAGATGCGCTCAACCCGATTGATGTGGTTGTTGGCCGAGGTCAATTGTATGATCCTGCGCCTACGTCAACCAGCACAACGATACCGGCGGTATTAGTTGGTAAGACTTTCATAATTGAAAAAAGAGGAGTCGGTAAACTGATAGCAGGCGAATACAGCGTAGTAGGTAATATACTCACTTTAGCCAGCGGCCAGTTCGCTGATGAGGATGTATACACATACAAGGCTGCAACGCTTGCAATCAATACCAGTACCGGAACCAATAAAGAAAGTCTGATCGCTAACTATGTTTACTACTGGTATCAGCGTAACAACCATACACAGACGGCTACTACCGGCGAAGTAAAACCACAGAACGAAAACGCGGTCATTGCTAATCCATCATTGAAACTTGTCAAGGCATGGAATGATATGTCTAAATGGATATGCGAACTAGTGGATTATCTGAATGCAAATAAAGATAATTATACCGAGTGGGCAAATCAAGATGTATGGTGTATGCATCGCAAGTTCAGACCTATCAATGAGTTTAATATCTGACAATGGATGAAACCGTATACATAGTTGAAGAAATGGAGGCTGTAGTTGCAAAAGTCAATACCGCATTGACTAATGCAAGCTTCGGCACCAGGCCTGTTTATTACATGTACGGTCATCCGATGGAGATAGCAAACAGATTACAAGAGCTTTCGAATAGTCCAACAGAAGGGCATAAGAAGTTCCCGCTGATCATATTGTTTACAGATATAACCATTGATAAATCAATCCTCGGATTCTATGGGTCAACATCACTCAGGATGCTTGTAGCGAATTTCACCTTAGCTGAATATACATCGGTGCAAAGGACAGATATAAACTTTAAGCCCATCCTACATCCGATTAAGAAAGAACTGATCAGGCAAATAGAAAGGCATGGCCAGTTCACATACGAGGATGAGTTGACTTACAAGGAAACAGATATGTACTACTACGGTAGTAAAATCAACGAGAAGAACATTTTCAACGACAGGATCGATGCGATAGAACTACGAGACATTAAGCTGAATATTAAAAACAAATGTTAACAAACTAATTCAATAAAATGGCAACGCTAAATAAACCACTTTGCGCGACCAACTACGGTAACACCGGGGTGGGCGAATGCTTTGTTGATCTGGATAAAATAATCGGCGCTATCCAAGTGCCGCCAAATTTCCAGATTGCACAATCAGACGTAGCCGGCCTGCTGGCATTCTTTGAAACGAAGATACACGCAGCTATTGGCACACGGGTATTCCCCTATCCGAAGCTCACCAACATCACGGATAATACCGAGGATATCACCATCAATACAACTGATTATGGTGATAAGATCTATGTTAAGGATGGCTTTTACGACTGGACCTTCCGGTATTTGAATGGTGGCGTCCAACTGCACCAGGAGCTGGCAAAGAACAGCGGCGCAAACAAGCACTTCTTATTCTTTGACAAGAACAGTGTGTTGATCGGTTATAAGTCAGGTGTATACTTGAAGGGAATACCGGTTGATCAGTTCCGCGTGTTACCATGGAGGCCTAACACCGGCGCCGAATCAGCATTGTTCAATATGAGGTTCATCATTGATCCGATTTATTTGAACGGCGGTAATCTCGGGTTCTTAAAAGTTGATTTCAACTTGCTTGATCTGACAGGCCTGCAGGATGTGGAACTTACTATCATCGACCAGGCGGCTAACGTAGCGACTATAAAGGTGCGCTCAAAGATCAGCGATGTAGATCTGTATAGCACTTACAAAACAAACCTGCTCGAAACTACCGCCTGGCGTTTATTCAAGTCAGACGGCAGTGCTAGTAGCATCACCAATGTTGCAGACAATGCTGCTGATGAAGCGTTCGATATAACAGGGAATTATGCTGACTGGGCGGCTGAGTTTGATGGCGCCGAAATGACAATCAAGCTTGCGATTCCCTCAGTCCTTAAAGCCGCTCCTATAGAAATGGAAGGCTTTGAAGATAAGGACGGGGTTGCCTTCATTGTCGAATCAGCATCGAGCTAATGACAATCATATTCGATAATACCGGCTTCAGCGTAGAATACTGGGGCCGGTTTACAGAATCTGAGTTCATTGAGCAAGGGATGAAGCAGAAGGTATTTAAAAGGCACCCTGACGATGTGAGGCGGCAATTACTTTTAGAGGCATTTAAAATTATAAGCAATTACACTTCATCAACTACAGCGACGACTTAAGGGCTTCGACATTCAAGAAGAAGTGCAACAGGCTGTCATTGAAACGTCTGGCGATATGATTGTATTGAACCAAGGCCAATTGTCGCTGGGTAAACGCGCAGATGGCACGGAGATAACCCCCACGTATTCTGACCTGACCATCATGCTAAAAGACGATAAAGGCCACGAATCAAGGTGGGTGACGTTAAAAGATACCGGTTCGTTGTGGGGAGATATGTTCGTTGACGTTGGTAATAACTCTTACGAAATGGGATCAGCTGATGCAAAAGCCGCCAAGCTCGAAAAGAAGTATGGCAAAAAGATATGGGGGTTGACGAAAGAAAGCAAACGTGAAGAGTACATACCACTTTATTTATTGCCTGCTATTCAATCACGAGTTACTAAAAAGCTCGGTTTAAAATTCGGATAAGATGGGATGCCCGGGTTGTTTACCAACGGCTAGAGAACGCCAAGATCTTTTAATTCAAAAAGAAAACGAAGCAAAACAGCATGCGGTCGCGGATCAAAAAATATATATCCTCTATAATCTCCCGGACGGACAAGTCTCCTACATGTCCGCAGACGCCGCCCGCGCATCAGGTATTACCCCCATCAAATATATATCGTTCGTGTAGTAAGCTACCCATGGTAGCGTTTCTCGATGCGCTGTGTGACGACAATATTAACTCATTAATTATTGACGGGAAGGCTACCAATGACCAGCTTACCCAGGCTTGGGTGCTAATCCTTTCAGAATACTACGAGCTACGCGGGGATGGCGTTGAAAGCAATGAGCAATGCGCTCTTAGCAGAGACATACAAAAACTACATAATCACCTGTATCTGGTAGATGTATGCGTGCAATTCCTTTTGGAGCGGTATAGTGATTCCATTGCCGAGAGCCTTCGACAATTAGGGTATTCGTTCCGTCCTGCTTCGAAAGAGCCTATTGACTATATAAAGCAACTTAATTCGGTTGTTCAAAAGAGTAAGACAAGATATGTACAGCTTCAGCAGCTGTTAAAACAACTTGAACAGTTGATGGAGGAGGCAGGTACTGAGAAGCCTAAGCGAGAAGATTTCGAACGTATGATCATCTACATTGAAGAAATGCAGGGCGCTACTTATAACATTGAAGAACTGACGGTAAGTAAGTACGTTATGCTTGAAAAGAAGTACAGCCAGAAAGTAGAACATTTAAAACAGCTGCATGCCAAACACTGAACGCATAGAAACACTCATATCGCCGGAAGCGCTAAAGCAGTTCGAGCAACTTAAGGCATCAACTGATGCCAATACCGCCAGCTTTGAAAAGCTAATTGCTAAGGCCGTTGAGTTGAATAAGGCGGTGGGTAATGCAAGTACTTTCAAGGAGGTCAACAAGGCTACGCAGGAAATGACAGCGAATGAAAAAGCATTGGCAAAGCAGGTTGATGAGTTAGCAAAGGCAAATGCAAAGCTGCAGACATTGTACAGTGACGAGGCTAAGAAGATAGCTGAAATTAAAGTACAACAACAACAAAGGAATAGGGAGATTAAAGAGGAGATACAATTAAATAAAACAGCTGAGGGTTCAATTGAAAGGAAGCGTTTACAAATAAAACAACTCCAAAGGGAATACGATAACTTATCAGATGCCGAGCGTAATGCCGCACAAGGACAGGAATTATTAAAGAGCGTGCAGGCGCTGGATAAAGAGTTAAAGGGATTAGAAGGCAGCACAGGACGGTTTCAACGCAATGTTGGGAATTATGGCGGAGCATTAAAAACTCTTGAAGGTTATCTCGCTGATGTACGTGCGCAGATCACAGCCACTAAGCAGGCCGCAGGCGGATTGTCAATTAGCGCACCGGGTCCCAGTGTTCGGGCTGCTAGTAGTACACCCATACGTGCAGCTGACAACAAGCAACAATTGGTCTCATACAACCAAACTGTAGCTCAATCAAGCGATCGAGTTCAGGAATTAGTAAAGCAAGAGCAGTTATTAAGTAGGATAGTAGAAAGTCAGATGGCCGGATTTGCTTCCGCAACTGCCGAAATAAAAAACAATGAAAAGGCATTGCAAGCGTTAGGAGCCGCGGGATTACAAAACACAGAATTTTACAAGGCGCTGTTAACGGACACGGCTCAACTTAAAGATAATGTCGGCGATCTTAAAGATGAGATCAAAGCATTAGCAAGCGATACCAGGCAATTTGACTTATTTGCTGGCGCTGTAACAGGATTAGTAAACGCCTTACAAGTTGGCGCTTCTGCTGCAGAGCTATTTGCTGGCGAAAACGAAGACGTTCAAAAAAGCATTCAGCGCCTTGTGGCCTTGCAAAATATTTCACAGGGTATACAACAGATAGCAAACGATCTTACCACAAAAGGGACTGCATTAAACAAGTTATACAACTTCATTATCGGCGAAGGCGCTACTGCTAAATCTGTTAATACAACTGCAACTACAGCAAACACGGTAGCTACAATTGCAAGCGCTGAAGCCCAGGAAACGGCAGCAGTTGCAACATCGGGGTTAACGGTAGCTACAAAAGTTCTTAGAGGAGCTTTACTTGCGAGTGGTATCGGGTTACTGGTGGCGGGTATAGTATACCTGATAACGAAAATACAAGAATGGCGCGAGGCAGATATTAATCTCATTAAGCATCAAGCGGAACTAAACCAGGTAACACTCGAGAGTATTCGTCTTAATAAAGAGTTGGCCGATATTACCCGTACTGATTTTGGTACCGACATTCAGGCTCTAAAAAATAAGATAGCTACAAATCAGGCTTATGGTCGAAGTCAGGGAGAAGTTTTGGCTGCAGAGCAAGCCCTATTAAAGGTTCAGCAAGAGGCGGCGGTATCTAAGTTTTTTGATACGGGGGGATCTGGTGAAGCCGAGAGATTGAAGGTCGAATTGGAATCAGCAGCTAAGGCATACGAAGAATTTATAAAAACCCAAGCGGGTATAGACCCTTCAGATAGAAATGAAAAAGTTGCCGCCGCCCAAAAAGATTTATTGTCATCTAATCTTGAGTTAGCAAAAGAAAATTATGCTACTCAAAGAAAAATAGTTGATGATTATTATAATTATAATAATGAAGCAATCGCAAAACAGCTACAGATCGAACGTCTCAATGCTGATGAGCGAAGAAAGTTCAATTTAGAAACTGCAACTATTTCTGCCAATGCAGTCATAGACGCAAATCAACGTGCTCTTGATAACGAGGCTGCCACTTTGAAACAACGACTTGCCTTAATGCAAAGTACTGCTGAACAACAAAAGCGTATTGCCCGCGCACAGAATCAAAATGTGCAAAACGATCCTGGCGCATCAGCCAATGATAGATTGCTAGCTGCCAAAAATGCAACTTACCAGATTAATAAGATTGAAAGGGACAGCCTTGAAGCTCAACGAAAATTGCGCGAGGAATACCGAAAGAGAGAGAGGGCAGCAGTTCAAGAGGTTTTAAAATTACATCTTGAAGATCAGATAAAAGCGGCTGAACGGATTGCCGACAATGAAAAGAAATCATTTGACGAAAGAACGGATGCGTTATATGAAAGCTATACAAAAAGACGGCAACTTATAACCGCCAATTATGAGTTCGAAAGAGAGCAAGCGAGAAAGAGTGGGGCGATACCGGAGGAGTTGATTGCAATTGAAGAAAAGGCGCTCTCTGATATTAACCAATTAACAATTGAATACGGTCTACAGCAGCAGGTTATCTATACTAATAATCAAGATAAGATAAATGACATCATCGCCAAAGGTCAACAGGCAAGGCAGGATAAGATTTCGGGTGATGCGGCGGCGGCAAATTCGGAGCTTATCAAGCAGCTTGTTGATGGCAAGATTTCTATAGATAAGTTTAATAAGGAAAAAGATAAAGCAGAAAGAGACGCAAGAATACTTTCCATAAGGGCAGAAATAGACGACCTGTCTGGCAAGAAAGCTATGTTGATAATGCAGCACAAAGAGCAGAGTGCAGAATTTATAGCCATAGATGCAGCCCTTAATAAAAAGCAAGAGCAACTCAGAAATGAAAACTTTAATAAAGAGATAGAAGCTGCACAAAAATTAGCAGATATAAAAAAACAACTTGCCGCGGAATCTGTCGAAACAGTCATAGCTCTGCTTAATTATCAATTCGATAATGAATCTAATAGGATTCAACAACAGATGGACGAGGCTGAGAAAAAGAAGGAGTATGACATAAAGGTTGCTGAAGCGACAATTTCAAATAAGCAGCAGAGAGAGACGGAAATTGCAAAGATAGAAGCTAGGGCGCAAGCGCAAAGAGATGTATTAGAGAAGAGACAAAGGCAAAATGAGCTTAATCGCGCCAGGTTTGAAAAGGCTGCTAATATTGCGCAGATAATTTCAACAACCGCTCTTGCTGTCATTAAAACATTTAAAGATTACCCCGCCGCTCAGGCTATCCCTTTGTCTATCGCTATAGGCGCGCTAGGGGCCTTACAGCTAGCCAAAGCTATTGCAGCCCCACTCCCAAAATTCGCCGAAGGAACCGACGATGCGCCTGGTGGTCTTGCATGGGTAGGTGATGGCTATCGGAAGGAATTAGTCATCACCCCTCAAGGAAAGGTAATGCAAACTCCTGCCGTACCAACGGTAATGAATGTGCCTAAACACTCAATTGTATTGCCTGATGCGCGGGCAGCTTTAGAAAGTGGACTAGCGGTAAATCAGCAGGGCCGATTGGTGCAGGCTGATAATTATGACATAAAAGAAGTGGGCAGAAAAATCGATACGTTGACTAAGGTTATACGAAACAAACCAGTGCTCAACATGAACGCAACCGAGAGTGGCCTGACTGCTATATGGAATCATGGAGCTAACACCGTTGCCTACATAGACGAGCAAACTAGGTTTTAAATACATTTTAATTTGAGGCGCTATGCAGGGTAAGGATTTTTTGTATTTTTTATTCGATGAAAACAACAACAGCTATTACCAGTATGGTGATACGGTGTTGTTGTCTGCCTCGCTGAAGCCATTGGAATTTACCCCCGACGGATGGAAGAAAATTCAAATTCAGAACCAACGTAATGGGACATACTTTGCTATTGATCGCAGCTTTACTGTGCCGTTAGAGTACGTGAAAGATGGCGCCCAAATACTGAAGCATATATACTACAACTACGGTGTAGAGGCTAAGGTATACATGTCCGTATGTGAACAGCGTCTATACTTCGATGGCACACATTACGGGTTTTATTACACCCTGCTTTATCGGGGTGAGATTGATCTCGCGCAGCTTAAGCATGATGGCGCTAAGGTAACGGTTAACATTATGGAGGGCGGTATTGTTAAGTTTATTAAGGCTTATGAGAATACCAAATATGAAATACCGGTTGATGTACCTGATGCCGTTGATGTGTATATGGACGGGGTGGAGTTTAAATATAATACCGGATTCATAACGATACAAGATAGCTACGACAATGTTCAGCCATTTGGGAATGCATTACATAGAGAGTATTTCATGACATTTTACAATTTCTCAACGGAGGGGCAATTGGTTAATGTCATTACTCAGGATATATCAAGAGAAATTGCAACCGGCTTTAATCCGGCAACAGATGAACGATGGTTTCTAAAGGCCTTGGCAAATGTAAATTTGGATACGCATTTTAAATTTAGTGGGTCTCTAACAAAAACACTTGGGCCATTTACGATGCGTTTTAGAATATTGGTTGCTGACCAGGATGGCAACCAGCTATTAACACTCTTTGACGAAACCAGAGGGCCAGGTGCAATATTTGAGCCGGTTAATATTGATGTTCAGGCTACTTTAAATCTAAATCAAGATGACAGGTTGTTTCTGCTATTAATATTAGACTCAACCAGCACTGCACTTCCGATGTATGGTATTTTTAGTATTGACGAAAGTACTTCTGATTTAAGTTATTTTTCGGCATACAGGCCCACCACCATCAAAGCCCTGCGCCCTGCATACATTCTACAACAACTAATAAGCAAAATATCCAACGGAGCATACACCGTTCAATCAGACTATCTAACCAATACAATCAACGATGTAGTTGTTACCTGCGGTGATGCGATACGCGGTCTTACAGGAGCTAAAATAAAGACCAGCTTAAGAGACTTCTTTACTTCCTACAATTCTCATTTCGGTTTAGGTCTCGGTATGTTAGGCAACACCCTTCGCCTCGAACCTAAATCATTTTGGGTACAGTATACCGACTTCATTGACCTCGGCGAAGTAAGTAAGATGAAGGTGTCCCCAGCTAACGACCTGCTTGTAAACAATATAAAGGTCGGCACTCCTAATCAAGACTATGATGATGTGAATGGCAAGCAGGAGTTCAATACTACGCATGAATACTCTGCTCCTATAACCAGGGTGGCAAAAGAGTTAAACCTTGTAAGTGTGTATCGGGCAGACTGTTATGGGATTGAGTTTACCAGGCTCAACCTCGATGGCAAGGACACCACGGATAACGATAGCGATAATGATGTGTTCATTATTCACATTGAAGATGCTGTCAGAGGTGACGGGTTATATCATCTTGACCGGGCTCTTAATGTAGGCGTTACCGGTCTCTTGTCACCCACTACGGTATTTAATCTTTACCTCACGCCCGCGCGTGCACTCAGGCGTAATGGCAATTATATACGGTCATTGTTCTACAAGCTCGACGCAAAGTACTTAACCTTTCAAACGACAGATAAGAATGCATTAGTTGTTGCAGGAGGGATAACCGAGAATGCTGATGTGCAAATTGTATCCCTCGACCCTGCGCTATTCAGTTGCAACTACCTGGAATTTGAAACCAAAGTACCGATCGATACGCTTGATTTGCTAAGAGCAAATCCTTTAAAGGCGTTCAGTGGAACATGGGCTGGCTTTTCTTTCGTCGGCATACCTGATAAGGTGTCAGTACAACCGGGTGATAATGGCTCGCAGACATACAAGCTGCTTGCCAGCCCGACAACGAATTTATTACCATTAATATCAATCGATGGCTAACGTTATAAACATACCACTGCTAAATCCTGTCCGGTTCGTAGAACTTGACCCAGTAGAATTGCCGCAATACCTAACCAAGCATTTTGACGATTATTGGTTCAAAGAGCAACTACAACCCTTCGAAACTATGGTCGAGTTCAAGCAAAAGTACCAGACAAGTGACACCATATATCTACAGTTCGAGGCAAACTTCGCATCAATTCAAATGCAGGTAATAGACTGCGAGCAAACGGTGTTACTAACCCAGGTAGCTACGCAGGTGAGGGCTAATAAATACTTGGCGGGTTATTATGTATATGAGCTAACATTAAGCCTTGATGCCTTTAGCGCTGGTACTATTTGGCTAAAACTAAATCTCGGTCTCGGTAGCAAGTTCATGATCAGTGAGCCGATCGATGTTGCCGAGACATGGCCCGGCACAATTCTATTCCAGTACTACAATTCAAAGTATCACGGCGATGTAATATTCGAAACCGGCATTGTGTTCGGTCTTCGATGCGATGCGCTTATCCGGCGCCTTGATCCGGGAAACGAACGAACGGCCTATCGTGATCAGAAGCTCAACCCAACCATGCTAAAGGTCAGACCTTTCAGAGCCTTTGAGTTGGTCATAGGTCACCGAGTTGGCGTACCCGACTGGGTAGTTGATAAAATGAATTGGATATGGTCTTGCGACAACGTGCAATGCGATGGCAAGTCGTTCGCGGTTTTGGAAGATAACAAGTTTGAGGATAAAGAAATTGACCCTCGTTACCCTATGCGCCAATGGACGTTAAACATACAGGAAGGAATAAATCGGGCAAGCAAGATAGTAGGCGTGGATGTTAACCCGAATAAGAAGCTAATGATTGTTTACCAGATACCCGGTACCGTGTTTGGCGACCTGAGCGAGAACGCAGCAAGTAATTTAATACCAATTACAGAAGTAGAATGATATGGCACAAATTAGATTAAGCATAGCGACAATTAATATCACTAACGATCTTATTGTGATTGCGCGTAAGACTACAACGCCGTTGGTTATTGAGGCACAAGAGGTATACGATGCGCCTCATCCAATAACGCAAAACGTAGTATTGCCTGCTACGGGTGATATAGATCCGGTTATTTATTACGTGGACTTTTACGAGTCAAGTGATGGCGTGTCGCTTGATCTTCTATTGTCGTCGTTCCAATACGATTTACAGAATAATGTTATCCTTTCAGAACGCAGGTTCTATACTGTTGGGGGTACCGGGCCTAATGACCCACCGGCAGATCAGGACACTTTAACCGATGCCTACCTGGACGGTAAAACTATTTCAGGGGTATTCAAGGAAGGGTTTAGGTATCTTAAGCCAGAGACAGAGACTACACCAGAATGGGAAGTTGTCGCCGGAGGAGGCATAAGGTTATTAGGTGGCAAGCAGTTTAGTGGGGAAGAGGTTGTATCTATTGAAATATCATATACCGGTTCATCTGGTAGCGGTTCATCGGGGGGGAGTTTATATAATGGTACAGCCCTTATCGATACAGATACAACACTCGACACTACCTATCGAAACAAGAGACTACGGACCGAATCGGCTGCCAGCAATAAACTCGTAGTGACTTTAGAGCCGGTAGGTAGTGCGCCAGATGGAACCTTTTATCACTTCACCAGCAACGGAGGTAGTCAAAATCAAACACGGGTATTACCCAGCGGAAGCGAGACGATAAAGTATAATGGTGAGAACTATACGGAAATGTCTTTTGGGAAAGGTGAGTTTTTACGCATCGTAAAGACAGGTACATTTTGGGAGGCGGAGCTAGCGCATGAAAATATTCTAAATGTTGGTAGTAGGTTTTCCGGGGATTGGAAAGACTTCCCTTCCTGTAAACCAGAAGATGCTACATTGTATGATGGCGATGAGTGGCCACGTATTTGGTGGTGGATAAAAAATAAATTACCTATCTCTCATTATATAGTTGATGATAACGTGATAAACGGCGGCTATTCTCACCCATTAGAAAGAAGGGGGCAATTCGTGATTCATAGCGCCTTGAAAAAATTCAGGATGCCAAACACGCAAGAGCTGATGGATAAAGGGTTGAAAGATTTTGATAGTTATGGAACTGATACGGAAAGGACCTACGATTATCCCGGCGGTATTCAGGATGATCAGGTCGGACAAGTTGGTTTTTCATTAAATAAAGGTAATGGATATACAGGTGGTGCTCAGAACGCTGGCTGGTTTGCGCCAGGTGATCCTAATCACCCCCACCCGGATGAAGATGTTATAATGAACTTTGGGAAAGAGACCCGAGTAAATAATAATGGTGTGATATTTTTAAGGAGGTTTTAATACTTTCAGAAACATTTGAAAAATAGTATAATTTTATATCATGAAGGCTATAAAATCATTAGAGCCAAAACAGCAAAAAACTTTCCGGGATAAATACCTGGCAGTGCTATTTGCGGTGGCGGCTCTTCTTATTAGCTCAATTGCGACAGCGCAATTAGACAGCGCGAAGTACTCACCTATCAACGGATATGGGTTTAAATATAAGCGCATGGTATTTGATAGCGTGTTAATGATCCCTCGTTCTACATCCCCGCATGTGCCGTGGCGGGCGGGCGCTATAAGATACAATGTACCTGACTCAACGCTTCAATTATGGACAGGCACTCAATGGAACTCAATACTTACAGGGATTGGGAATGGCATTGATACAGCGTACATGATTAATGACACGCTACTACTTATTGAAACGCCAGATCAAAACTTTATGCTTGCTATACCAGGGCGCCCGCGTGTCGATTCTATTTATAGAAAGGCTGGGCAAGATTCTATTTATTATTCAAAGAATGGTGTAGAATATGCCTTAAAAGATAGCGCAGGCGGCGGTGGCGGTACATTAGACACCACAACTATTTATCAGAATATTAATCTAAAGCTTAATAAGCTCGACACTGTAACATACGAGACGGTAGGGTCTGATACCTTAGTTTATATTGGAACATCCATAACTGTGGGTACCGGAACAACATCTACGCAGTTTCGATACTCAACATGGGCAACAAGATTTCTGAAGCGGTATGGCTATGGTTTCAAAGAATGGAACTTGGGAGCGTCTGGTTCTCAGCTCACTCACCAGATCGGTAATATTCCACTGAAACGCCCGGGATTAAGGGTATTGGTTATTGAGTTCGGCACGAATGAATTGAACACATCAGTTGACAGTGCGACATACCGAACTAATCAAATAACATTCATTGATACCTGCATTGCTCGAGGCTGGTCCGTGTCAGAATTGGCAATCATTTCTCAAATGGGTTCACAATACGGCGCCGTTGGAACTGTTGCTCAACAGCGGGGCATGAACTTCGTTGATAGTACTAACTGCCTGAGCTACGGTATCAATTACATCGACGCCTGGAATCCTGAATTAACGCCGGGCTATACATACATCATTCAGAACCCTGACATTCACCCAAGTGATGAGCAAGCAATGGTATTAGGCGAGATCGTAGCCGGTTCAATAAGTAAGATGATTCAGTATAATAACGAAGGTAACGAGTTGGTATTAGATGGCCGTGCCCAATTCAGTAATGCGGTTATAAAGAATCGAAAGTTTATCGCAGCGCCTCAACTGCTAGGAATTGATAGCGTAGGCAACGTGGGAGTAACTACAACACTGCCGGCTAATATAAGTACACAGGGGGAAATGATTATGCGTGGCGGTTTGGTTCTGCAAGGGTATGGGCAGCGAGCTGAAGCTACGCAACGAAACTTAACTGATTATAACAGTGCCTTAGATTTATACCTGGGAAAAGGGTCGCGTATAATCCAGAATGTTGGTGGGTTTCAAAGTACTTTAATACCAATGGCGCCAAATGGGCAAGCATCATGGGGTAGCAACTATGCACTGGGTTTGAATTTAGATTTTCAGCAGACAAACATAAACGGGCCTGCTTTAATTACAGGAAGAATCGAAGTAGGCACTAACAGTTACATACAGAGTGCTCAGGGAGGCGATGTGTCCGGTAACCGAATATTCACCAGCGAGGGCGGAACTGGTGATATGATATTTAAGAATAGAATAAGCGTAGGCAGTACCTATTGGACAATGAGCAAAGGAGTAAACGGTACTGAGGATATGGTAATGAAGTTATTCCCTTCAGGGTCCCTGGTTAAGCAAAGTACCGGCACACTCAACGAGGTAGTGGTTTCCGAATTCACCGTTAACTCAACAACGAAAGGTATACTCATCCCCCGGATGTCAGGTGCGCAACGTAACGCGATTGTCGTGGGTAAGATAACCACAGGAGGCGTAAGTATATCAAATGCAGGATCTGGATATACTGATGGCGGATATACGAACGTAACTGTTAGTGGTGGCTCTGGCACCGGCGCTACGTTCGGGGTAAATATATCGGGCGGTGTAATCACGGCCGTAACACTAATGAATACCGGTACCGGTTACCTGGTAGGCGATGTATTGTCAATTACTACGGCTGATGTTGGAGGAACAGGAAGCGGCGGTCAACTTACGGTTACGGCTGTACAGGAAGATGGGTTGTTAATCTTTAATAACGAAACCCACAAGCCTAACTGGTATAATGGTGTAACTGGCTGGCAGGTCCCTGCTGATTCAGCGTCAGCAGGTGGTAGTACTTATACATTTAGCAACGGCGTTACGGAATCTGGTGGCACAGTAAAGTTGGGCGGTACGTTAACACAGAATACCACAATAGACGGTAGTTCGAGTTATACAACAACATTTACCGGTAGCAGAACATTTACAAATAGTTCATTAATAGCTGAAAATACATCCAGCGGTAGAGGTATAAGCGGAATTACATCTACCGGCACTGGAGTGCATGGGTCAAGCGGAGGCAGTGGCGTTGGTGTATTAGGTATATCATCCAGCGGTACAGGCGTTTGGGCCGAATCGACTACAGGGCAAGCATTTTATGCCCTTTCCCCTTACACTGATGGCGCAGGAGTATTCATATCCAATCCGTCAAGCACAAATACAACACACACAGTATTGAATTTAACAAGGATATCAACAAGCGCGGGCGCAAATAATATTGCCGGTGCTTTAGATTTCAATATTAATAATACAACAGCCGCCGGAAGTGTAACCACTGCGAATAGGCTTATCAGTAAGCTAACAACTGCAACATCAGGGTCAGAGGTATCACAATTCGAAATTTGGGGCGTTAATAGCGGAAGTTCGGCAAAGAAATTCTCCATAGCCGGGAATGGTCAGATTACGGCTGATGGTTATGGCAGCGGCACTCATACTGTAACCCCAGCAACAACGCCTGTATATAGTTCATCTGGTGTAATTGGCGAACGCATAGCACCAAAAATATACACAGCCTTACTCAGTCAGTCAGGAACAAGCGATCCAACTGCAACGATATTAGGCACAAACGAAATTGGCGCTATTATATGGACAAGGAATAGCACAGGGAATTATACTGGTACGCTAACAGGCGCATTTACGAATAATAAAACATGGCTCATATGTCAGAAGGGTGACGGCACCGGCAGTTTCGTTAATGCTTTATTATCCAGGAATAGTGACAACGCATTAACATTAGACGTTAGGGATAATGCCAATTCCGTGACTGATAGTTTCACGAATCTGTCAATTGAGATACGAGTTTATCCGTAACCATTATCCTATCCTATGCATTACTAACTCACAAACAAATTACTATGCGAGTTTTAATATTATTACTACTCCCGTTCTCGGCAATTAGTCAGAACATTCTGTATTACGAATCGGCTGAAGGCACCACGCTCTTCGCCTCAAAGTTCTCAGGCATAACAGCATCCAAACAAACGACCACCGTATACGGCATAACGATCTCAAAGGATAAGCATTACGGCGGCTATCAGTCCGCGAGGTTTGAATTGAGAGACACTGACCCTATGAATAATTCCGGCACCCGCGCAGAGATAACATTCCCAACAACAACCAACCTCAACCGGTGGTATTCATATGCGCTGTTGTTTGATAGTGCTAATTATAAGAAAGATTGGAGTGATGAAGTAATTACGCAATGGCACCAGGGCGGCGGCAAAACGCCGGCACTGTGTTTTAGGACAAAGAATGACCGGTTGTATTTGCGGATAATGGGTAGCATATGGGTTGATCTTGGGCTGTTGGATAAGGGGAAATGGCATAGCTACATAATGCATGTTAAGCATTCATCGGGTAGTGACGGGTTAGTTGAGATATGGAGGGACGGGATTAAGATACTTAGCCGTACCGGCCAGAATATGTATAGGGTAACGGGGGACATTAAAAACCCTAATCTAAAACTCGGCATTTATAAGTCAGCATGGAATTATAGCGAGACCACAGCGACTAATAAACGGGTATTATATTTTGATGAGATAAAGATAGGTAACGAGAAAGCGACCCTAACGGAAATGAAGCTTTGATTATTTATACCGAAACCTCAATCCTGTACTAATTGAATGTTAACCCTGCCCGATTCGTAGCTAATCATAGTGAGGGCAATTATTATGAAACACGCAGATATGCACGATACTGGCATCGGCAATGTCTACATGACAATTGTTACAACAGTCTTATTCTTTATAGCCCGGTTTGCGCTGAGTGATCTTGCGGCCATCGCTGCAATATTCGCTGGGGTTACAACAGGAGGCTATAATATTTATCGATTTATAAAAGACCGTAAAACTAAAACCCCGTAAAACTATGCCTACAAAAATAAGCGCACAAGGAGCAACACGCCCTAGCCCAAAGTGGTGGCGTAACCTGGAACGCGGTATGTTGCTAATGCTGATACCGGCCGCAACTGTGATCATCCAAAGTTGGGGGTTTGCCGATGAGGCGTTAGCATTAAAGATCAACCTGATTGTTAATACTGGTCTGACCGCTGTTATTAAGTTTATTGGCATGATGCTCGTTGATACAGAGGATAATTACGTATCAAACCTTTCGCAAAGCGATCAAAACAAAGTAGAGGTAAATAATCCACCTGTAAATCAATAGGTATGGAATTGCATATACATATCCATCATCACGGTGATGATAAACTGTTTACCGAAATCAAATCTATTAATTCAAAAATTGAAATCATGGGAGAGAAATTAGACGCCATCAAGGCGGAACTGTCAGCAATCAATGAATCAACTAACAACATTGCTGCAGACCTCGACAGGCTGGCTGGCCAAATCGCAGGCGGGTTAACAGCTGAAGAAGCTGATTCAGTTGTTGCTGATCTGAAAGCGACCTCTGACAAATTGAAAGCTATTGCAGCTATCAATCCTGAGACTACAGAGCCAACGACTGAAGTGTAAACTTAAACATCCCTGACCCGTAAGTCAGGGATTCCCCCTATATCATGAACAAAAAATATTTGATAATCGGAATGCTCGTAGTCGCTGCAGGTTTCTTGCTGTGGCTTTTACTTAGAGATCCAAAACAGCCGGATAATCACAACTACCAGCACGACCAGGCGCAAACTGATTTAAAGATTGTCAGACAACAACGTGATTCAGGATTGAGGGTGATTGATAGCCTTAAGGGTGTCATTGAAAAGCGTGACATAGAGAAAGCAGAGCTTAACAACAAGTTGTCCATAACCCGCCACGACCTCGACAAAAGCGTCAACACCGCCCTGCGTCTCAGTAAAGAGATTAAGGCTATGAAAGATACTGCCCGTATGGCTGGTTGGGGTGACGATGAATGGGCGATCGTTCGCAGGCCAACACTCGATAGCCTGACTAACGAAGTTGGTAACATGGCCTATCTCTACCAGCAATACAAAGACTTTAGCGACAGCCTTACAGTTATTGTGTCGAAGAACGAGGTTGACTATAAGGCAGCACTCACCGAGCAGAAAAGACTATATGACGAACTGTATAGTAAATACGAACAACTGTACAAGTTATATGAACAGTTGTTTAAAGATTATAGCAGCGTGAAGAAGTCGGTGAGGCGAGAACGATTAAAAACAAAGATCGCTGCACTGCTGGCGTTGGTTGCTGGCGGGGCGGCCATCATTAAATAATATGAATAAAACAACGTCTATGTTAAAGTATCTATACTTATTAATAATATTCCTTTCATCTTGTACAAAAAAAATTGAAGGTGATAAGCCCTCCGCAAGAAATCCCGCATTGGATTATTTTAAACCCGCATATATCATAACGTCTTCCGGGGGTTGCTACAATTCGAGTTTAAAGCTTAATAAAGACGGCTCTCACAACAACCAATGGTATAGGGACGAAATGAATTTTGATACTGTTATATTCATTGGAACTAATATACTTATGAAGCCTGTGTCCTATTATGATAGAACCTATTGGCATGATCCATTATTGCAATATAATATAGGCCAAGCTGGAGCACGAATAAGTATCTCAGGGGAAAGGCCGTCATTGAAGTTATTGATGTCAGGGCTTGTTAATGATAAATAACCGGCTAGTGATACTCTTTGAAATAAAAAAGCCCACCGTAGGCGCGGCAGGCTAAGAGCAGATTAAGAATAGTAAAACCGAATTTAACCAAATTATATTTTATGGCAAACGAAAAAAAGACAAACCCGGTATTACTCGCATGTGTTATCGCCTTCTTTCTTGGAATGATAATCGGCGGCTGGGGATGGGATAAGAACGAATCAACAATACCCGAACGAACTAAAGGCGGTGTTGCAATGATGTGGACAGGTGGAATACTGATTGTTGGCGGATTGATCGGTATGGCACTTATTGGCGGTAAAACAAAGCGGGACTAATGATCTCCTACCTCCTCAACCAGCTTGCCCTTGCCGGCTTTAACTTCATTAACAGCCGGATTGATGCCTACCGCATTCTGCACAATAAGAAGATTGCCCATGGCCTCAACTTCGGCGCATATGCGTTATTCGTTGGCTTGCTGTGTTGGCTGGGCAGGTATGATGTGTGGGATATATTACTGTTCTCTATATCAGCTTACACTAACCGGCAATTTAGTTTCGACATTCCGCTTAACCTGCGGAGGGGTTTACCGTGGGATTATGTTTCGAAAGCCAACCCACCAAAGTCAATTACTGACCGGTTTGAGATATGGCTATTCGGTTACAATGGGCGAGCGCCGTTCCTGCTGTATGGGGTTGTGTGGGTGATATGTACAGTGATTAAAATATTAGGGTAATTACCCTTTTATCGGTAATGGCCAAGTTTAACTAATCTAAAAACGACGGGGTAATTACCCCTAGAAACTATGGCAGACTTCAAGACAGCCTATAAAATTACCATGGCTCACGAAGGTGGTTATGCAAATACTCCCGCTGACACTGGCGGGGAGACATGGCGCGGTATTGCACGTAATAAACATCCTGACTGGCCAGGGTGGACGTTAGTTGACAAGGCGAAACACGGCGACTTTCCGGCGAATCTAAACAGCGTACCCAACCTGCAGAACCTGGTTGAAATGTTTTACAAGGTGAAATTTTGGGACTACCTGAAGCTCGATCAGGTAAACAACCAGAAGATCGCCAATGAACTGTTCGACACTTCCGTCAACATGGGGCAGGGGATAGCCGCATTGTTCTTACAGCGCTCATTAAACGTCTCAAACCGAAATGGGAAAGATTATCCTGACCTGCAGTTAGATGGCGCTATTGGGCCTGTCACAATCAATGCGCTGAATAATCACCCGAGACAGGAGCAGGTATTGAAGTTATTGAACACTTTGCAGGGGGCGAGGTATATAAGTATTTGTGAGGCGAATCCCAGTCAGGAGATATTTATGACGAGTTGGTTG